TCGAAAACCCGTCATTTGCGCATAATGAAAAACTGAACAAGGAGATTGCCGAGGAACTGGCGAAGGCCAGCGCGGGTCCGGACGCCGAAAGAGTGAACGCGATCGTACAGGCGCTTAGGGGCGGGGCGGCTACCGCCGCCGTGCGAACCGACCACGGAGAGGCATTTGTCCGGGAACTGCGGGGGAAGAACCCGGCAACGAACCGGTTCTCCGATCTGGAAAAGCAGAACAGCTTGCCTCCGAACCTGCTGGAGAGCGTCGAAAAGCAGGAATCGAATAGTGGGAAAAACAAGAACGACAGTTCCGTAGGGGCGCAGGGTCCGTTCCAGTTCATGCCGGCTACGTGGAGCCAGTACGGGCGCGGTGGCGACGTACACGACGAATCCCGCGCGGCTGAAGCGGCGGCAAAACTGTACGCCTACCTGTTAAAGAAGTACAAGGGGGATGTGGCTAAGTCTCTCGCGGCCTACAACTGGGGCGAGGGGAACGTCGATAATTATGGCCTGAAAAACGCGCCAAGGGAAACCCGCGAATACGTAGCTAAGATAATGGCCGACATGCAACGGCGGAACGGAGCCGATCAACCCGCACAGGTTACGTCAGTCGCGCAGGCCGCGCCGAGCGTAGGGCGTGCCGCGCCGCCGCAAAACGTCAACATCAGCGTGACGGTTCCGGCCGGCGCGGATGTGCACCAAACGATTAACGGGATGGCGCCGGGATGAGCTTCGGGCGCACAGCTTTTCAGGTCGGGTTTGAAGTATCCCCGATCCTGCTCGTACAAGGCCTTGCCGCGAGCATGCCGGGCAATATGTTGCCGATCCTCGCGATTACGCAGGCGGCGAGTTTCGTCAATGGCCTGTTGTCCGGGGCCGTCAGTCTGAACCCGGACACCTATTTCGCTCGGTTTCAGCCGATGGCGGGCGGGACATTGATCTCAAACCAGATCGGACAGTACCCGTTCGCTAACCAGACCGTCGCGGCCAACGCGATCATTTCCCAGCCCTTGAATATCAGCGTGGAAATGATTTGCCCGGCACGTCAAGCCGGCGACATGATCGTGCGCCTGGCGACCTTGAGTGCGCTCAAGCTGGCGCTGGATAACCACATCGCGCAAGGCGGATACTTCACATATGCCACGCCCGCGTTCATCTACACGAATTTAATCTTGATCGGGCTTCGCGACATTACGCCGGGCGACAGCAAACAAAAACAGACCGTGTGGCAGTGGGACTTCCAGCGCCCGCTTATCACTCAAGATACCGCCGCGACCGCTACGAACTCGCTCATGTCAAAGCTGAACAGTTTTCTACCGCCGGGCACGCCGGCCGGTATCACGCCATCGTGGAGTGGGATACAATCGGCGGTAGGCAGTTCGGTGTCCAACGCGCTCGGCGCGGTCGTGCCGTCCGCAAGCAATTTGGTCGGTTCGGTCACCGGCTTGAGCAACACTCCCGCAGATTTCGCTGAAGGCCCGTAAAATGAAAAAACTTGCATACCTGCTCGCTCTGGGGTCCGGCCTGGCCTTCGCCGCCGGTTCGACGGTCGACCCGACGATCCCCTCCGCGAGTTCGCCGCTAGAGTCCGCGCCGGTTCGGGGGAACTTCGCCGCCGCCGCCAATGATATCAACGCGCTGATACAGATCAACGCCGGCACGACTGCCCCGGCGACACCGTTGCTTGGCCAGCAGTGGCTAAACACTACATCGACCCCCTACGTGTGGAACGTGTTCGACGGCGCCGTGTGGGACACGATCGGATCGTTGAACGCGAGCACGAATACATTTCAAGCCGGGTCGGTGCCGTGGTCCGGCGTCACGGGCACGCCGACGACGCTTTCCGGGTACGGGATTACGAACGGGGTATCCAGCGTCGGTGTGACAATGCCGTCCGCGTTTTCGTGTACCGGCAGCCCGGTCACGTCGAGCGGCACGGTCGCCTGTGCGTTCGCGGCGCAATCGCAAGCATACTTCCTGGCCTCGCCGGCCGGCTCTACGGGCGCCCCGTTGATGCGTCAAATTGTCGCCACGGATGTGCCGACGCTGAACCAGTCCACGACGGGTAACGCGGCCACTGTGACCACGAATGCGAACTTGACCGGGGACGTTACGAGCGTCGGGAACGCGACAACGCTCACGCCAACGGGCGTGACGGCGGGGACGTACGCGCAGATGACCGTCGACGCAAACGGGCGGGCTACGGCGGGCGTCACGATAAATACGGTGCCGTTCGGCGGTACCGGCGTGGCGAGCATATCCGGGATCGTGAAAGGCGCCGGCACAGGCCCCTTTGTGACCGCGACGCCGGGAACGGACTATATCGCTCCCGGCGGCGCCTTCGGCACGCCTTCATCCTTGACTTGCACAAACTGCAGCGGAACGGCAGCGGGGTTAAGCATCGGCGGCACAGTCAACGGCAACACGCTAACCGCCGGCAGCAGTACGTACACTGGAACTGCCGGAAAGACCTACACCTTCCCGGCTACGACCGACACCGTTGCCGGGATCGGAACCGCACAAACTTGGACGGCCGCACAAACTTTTACGAATTCGGATTTAAAGCTACTTGGCTCTTCTACGGGCGTAACCACATTCACCAGCGCGAACTCTGGTGCAAGCAACTACACTGTGACCGTGCCGGCCGGAAGCATTACGGTTGCACGAACCGATGCGGCACAGACATTTACCGGCGAGCAGACATTTAATGGCCCGTCAGGTTCTCCGGCCATGTTGGTACAAGGCGCAGGTACTGCTGGTTCGAATTATGGATTGAGAGTTCAGGCTGGTCTGAACGCGTCAGATTATTCATTCTATGTGGTTGATAATACAAGTACCTATGGATTATTCGAAGTTCTGGGAACTGGCGCTGTAAAAGTAAATAGCGGAGCACAATCACCGACCACTGCTTTGATAGTGACAGGTGCTACAACCATTTCTACCACATTAGGTGTTTCAGGTGTAGCATCATTCTCGGGAGCATTAACTGCAGGTTCATCAGCAAATACTTCAATTGGATATTCAGGATTTGCTAATCCAACTGCTGGCACTTCAGCAGGTACTTCTATCGCATTGAATGGATACCAAGCATCGGCAAATAATTACGGTATTGGTATTAGCGCCGCAGCGTTGAACGCATCAGGCAAATACGATATATGGTATCAGACAGGATCCACGAATGGCGGTGGACACGCATTCTTTAGTGGTACTACTCAGACTGGCTATTTGAGTCTGTCAGGTGCTTTGTCGGTACTGGCTTCAGTGAGTTCTGCTTCGAACATTACTATAGCCGGTGGGAGAGCTGTCAATACTACTTCATCGGCATCCACTGCTACCGTGGCGGCTGGTATTGCCTCAACTTATATTGCCACACCGGGCACCACCATAACCGTGACGCTTGCGGCACCAACCGCAGACGGCGAGCGCCGCAGGATAGTATTTGGTGCCGCGACAACCGTCACATGGGCGGTCACTTCACCGGCCACTGCTGTCGCTGGATTGCCGACCGTGTATGCGGCGAACACCCACGTTGAAGTTGTTTATAACGCAGTCGCTGGAACACCTACCAACTCGGCTGCGACGACCTGGTACCAGTATTGACTATCAACCCATAGGGACACAAAATGCCATCCATTCCGGGAATAACAGATTTTGCAGCACTCGCAGCGGGGAGGCAACCGCTGTCAATTCTCGATTCATCCTATGCAGCAGTATCGTCATCCTTGACGGCAACCTCACTTTCTGTTGGCGATGCGCCCTTCGGGGCGAAGGGCGACGGAACGACGGACGATACTGCCGCTATTCAAGCAGCCGTCAACTACGCCGTGGCCAACAGTATGAGACTGACATTTGGTGGTCCTGGTTTGATTTACAGAATCACTTCGCCGATCACGATCCCGTTTACAAATCAGAACTTCGCATTGGATTTAGACGGCCAAGGCGCTGCGATTTATCCGGTTGGTATCGCTGGCTCAGTATTCAAGGCATCGAATCAAAGTATTAATTATCAGTCGATTGGCAGGATCCACGATTTCGTTGTATATTCAGCAAACACGAATTCAGCCGTCCAAACTACACTACAGGCCTATTCCTTTGTTGAATTGTTCGGTGGTGGATTTACTTGCTGGAAAGTGGATAGAATCAAGTCACAAGGCGTGGTATGTATTGGCACTGTGGTGTGGTTTAGTGGCCTTGGATATAATACTTCACCGGCTTTTGAATCTGGATTTGCTGATGGATGTACTGTCGCTGATATCAATTTTGAATACGCATCACAGACGGCGTATTGTGTAGCGGTCACACAAGACCCAGGGTCATTGTCCGGATATGGTGAATTGCCACACTTCACTATGACCAACTGCTTGAACGCCACAAACCCTGGCGCCGTTGATTTCGGCTCGTGGCCTTCGACAACCTACGGCGCTGTCGGCAATCAAGGATGTTTGTGGCTGAACGGCGTGCTTCTATCCGACTCCCACATCGGTCCATTCTTGATCAGCAACCCGACGGTCATCAATGGCGCTAACGGCGCAGTGATGCGCAATGGTACGATTGAAACCACTTACGCTGAATACTCCCGCTCGAATGATCTGTACGGTACGGCTTTCTCCGTGCCGACATCGATTGCAAACGTGCTCCTGCATAACGTGACACTGAAAAGCCCGCGCGTGTACTACGACAATTCGGTATGGACTGGCCGCGCGTATATATTTGCTGGACAGGCGATCAATTGTAAGTTCGTCACTCCTGTCATCACGAAGGTAAGCGGCGCCATCGCGGCGACCGACTTTTTCCTGGACTTCACTTCCGGCTCAGTCATGAACTGGATCGACACTTTCGATCTGACGCAAGTAGTGTCGGGCGTGACCACCACCGCGATCTACCCGGTGCCGTCTCAGTTATGTAATTTTGTCGTGAATTCAGACATCTACTCGAACGAGTTCAACAATTTTAGAACGGCTTCGAATATTCCATTTTCGGAACCTCAGAACTCGGCCTTTACGGCAACAGGGTCCTATCTTTTGGCTACAATTCCAGCATTCAGCATCAACACGAACAGCACCGTCAATGTGAGCGCGACGTTCATCACGTCGGGCAACAGTACGGGGTCTACGATCAGCTTGAGTAATTTGATCGAGGGCGCCGGCGGCAACTCAGGCAGCGCGGTTCTGACGTCTTCAGACAACATCGCTACCTTGAACTTTTCCTTGTCGTTCACGGGCGGCGTTGATAAGGTAATGCACGCGGCAAATACGTGCTCTTACGCATTCAGCGGCAACGCCATCATCAAGGGCGCAAACCCCGTTGTGAACAGCCCTGGGTCACTTTACACTCTTACCACTTTCGCCACTGACTCGATTTTAATCTACTTGAACGTGACGTCACTCGCCGACGCCAGCGTGACGTTTGTGAGCGGACAGATTGAAATCTTGGATTACCCATTCATCAATTAATCTAGGCTGATATGTTGCAACAACCGAGCTGGGACGACGGGTCAACCTCATGGGACGAGGCGGACGTCTACTGGGACACGTCGCGCCCCACTCTAACGCCCCTGCCGGTCAACCCGAATACGGTGTACGTGGCGTTCCTCCCGTCCGCAACCTCGAATTTCACTTTTCAGGCCACGCTCGACGGCACGAACTATATCGTCATCGTCAATTGGAATTGGTTCGGCGAGCGGTATTACATCAACATCTACGACACGTCGCAAACGCTAATTCTCAGCACGGGGCTTGTCGCGTCGCCCGACTTTTACAACATCAATTTAACCGGGCCGTTGTTTGCCACGCAAATGGTGTACCGCGCGGCGTCGGGGAATTTCGAGATTATCGGATGAGGAGCTATGATCTCAAGATCACCGACCCGGTATCTGGCGCGCTCATCCGGGAGTACACATCCCTGAACGCTGACGGGAGTACGAACCTGGGCGCGTTGAACGTGGAAATCGATTGCCCTGTGTTCACCGCCGATCTGCCGATGGGCAACGCCACGATCAAGGTATGGGGCATTTCTGTACAGGATATTTCGCAAGCGTTGGACCTCGGCCCGCATTTCGACGCAAAGGGCAATTGGGTGCCGGGCAAGAATCTACAACTGTTCGCCGGCATGGCAAAAGGCTTGCCGCTGGCGAACCCAAAGCAGTACGGATTGATCCTGCAGGGCCAGATAAGTTCTTGCTTCGGCAACTGGCAAGATACCACGCAGACACTTGATTTCGTCGTGACTACCGCGCCGGGGAGTCAAGCGCAGCCGGTGAATATCACGCACCAATGGCCTGCCGGTCAGAACCTCGGCGACATGGTAAAAGGCGCGCTTGCCGTGGCGTACCCGAATTTTAAATGCAGCGTGGAGACCAGCCCAAACCTTATTCGCGGTCAAGCCGAGCCGGGGTTTTACGAGAATATCGATCAATTCGCGAATTACGTACGCGAGGCGTCTCAGCATATCATTCAGACGCCAGGCTACCTAGGCGTCCGAATCGTGGCGCTGAATAACGAATTTATCGTCAGCGATGCCACGCAAGCCGCGCCGACCGCGACGACAATCGCGTTTACCGACCTGATCGGACAACCGACCTGGCTCGACATATCTACGATCAGCTTCAAAACGGTCCTGCGGGCCGATCTGAAGCCGCTTGACTACATCGTGCTGCCTCAGACGCAAGTGACGACCTCGGCGCAAAGTTACGCGCAGTACCGGCAAAGCCCGACGTTTAAGGGGCAGTTCCAGGTCAAGAACGTGCGCCACGTCGGAAATTTCCGGCAGGCTTCCGGCGAGTCCTGGGTGACGGTTTTCGAGGCGTACGTAGCCCTATGAGCAACGCGCAAAAACTCCCGCTGGCGCGAACGCTCAACCGGTGGGCATCGCAGCAAATAAACGATGCTTTCCAGCGCGCGGGGCAGGCGCTCCCGTGCTCGGTCGTATCCGTGCGGGGCGCGATCGTCACAGTGGCGTTCCAGGTCAACAGCAAATTCACCCTGCCCAACGTGACCATCCCACTCGTCGGCGCGCAGTACATCCGCTACCCGATCCAGCCAGGCGATAAGGGCGTGGTATTTCCGGCCGACGCGCGCCTGAGCGGGGTGTCCGGGATCGGCGGCGGCGTGGCGGACCTGTCGCAGCCAGCGAATCTTACCGCGCTGGTATTCCTGCCGTGCGGGAACGTCAACTGGGTTTCGGTAGACCCCGGAGCCGTGGTAATCTACGGGCCGAACGGCACGGTTTTGCGGGATACGGGGAACGCCTCGAACATCACGCTTACGCCGTCGGGCATTGTGATGACTACGCCGCAGCTCACGATCAACGGCCCAGTAACGATCAACGGCCCGGTAACGGTGAACGACGAAGTGACGGCGAACGGGATACCGTTATCGGAGCATATTCACGGCGGCGTTATGGCGGGCGGGGGAAATACCGCGCCGCCGAGTCCATAGAGGGCAACATGCGAACCTGGGGCAGAATTTACAACGAGTACGGTGTGCCGACGTGGGTCGAAGTCACGACCGACGCGAACGGGTACAATGATGCTGTGTGGCTGACTACGCTCATTCAATGCCTGAAATTGAATATCGGCGAGTCGCCGTTTTACGCCAACTACGGTATCGCGGCGCGGCAATCCGTGGTCACGCAGGTATTCCCCGACTATTATGTCAATCAGACACAGACGCAATTCGCTCAGTATTTCGCGAGTCTGCTGATTTCAAAAGTGCCGGGAACGCCCACGCCGACATATAATGTCAATGTCGTGACTCACCAAGGCGCAACGATTTCTTTACAGATCGCAACCTGACCATGAGCCTAAACCCGCTTCCGATCGTTCTAACCTCCGCCGGCTTGCAACCGACCAGCCCCGGCGCGATCCTGGCCGAGCTGATCGCCCTTGTCAGCGCTACGAACCCCGGCTACACAGCGAATTTGCCCGGCTCCCTGGTCGACGATGTGGCCGGCACCGACGTGGCCGCCGTATCTCTCTGCAACCAGGCGATGGTCGAACTCGTCAATTCGATGACGCCCTACGGCGCCAACCAATTTGTCCTGAACCAGCTTGGCGCGATATACGGCGTGACGCAAGGCTTGCCGACGAATACCAGCGTCTATGTCACCTTCGCCGGGGACGCGGGTTTCGTCGTACCCGCCGGGTTCGTGGTCTCGGACGGCTCGCATCAGTATGTCGTCCAGGACGGCGGAACGGTCGGGGCGAACGGTTTCACGGTGCCGCTGTACGCGGTGGCAAATGCGACGGGTTCTTGGGCGGTCCCGTCAAACTCGGTTACGCAGCTCATCACATCCGTGCCCGTAGAGTATCCGCTGACCTGTACGAACACATCGGCCGGGTTACCCAGCACGGGATCGGAAACGCTTGATAGCTATCAGGCCCGCGTGATCCAGGCCGGGCTTGCCACGGCGCAGGGGATGCCGACATTTTTGCGCACACTCTTGTCCGAAGTGACGGGCGTGCAGCCCCGCTTAATCTCGATCCTGCAACAGGTGGGCGGCGGCTGGGAAATCATCTGCGGCGGCGGCGACCCGTATCAGGTCGGATTCGCGATCTACTCCGCGTTATTTGATATCAGCACCCTGGTCGGATCACAACTCGCGGTATCGGGTATCACCAACGCCAACCCTGGGGTCGTGACCACGAATCTTGCGCACGGCCTCACGACCGGCGCTGTGCTGGAGCTGGTCGGTGTCGTCGGGATGACGGCACTAAACGGCGTTTCGTTCACTGCAACCGTGTTGACGCCGACGACCTTTTCCATCGGGATCAACACAACCGGCTACGGCGCGTATGCCGGTGGCGGTGCGCTGACGCCGAACCCGCGAAACGTGACGGTGTCGATCAACAGCTTCCCCGACACCTATACCATCCCGTTCGTAAATCCGCCACAGCAAACTGTGACTATGACGGTTGACTGGCAATCGATCAGCCCGAACTATGTAGACCCGTCCACAATTTCCGCACTGGTGCAGCCCTCCGTCGTCGCCTACGTCAATTCGGTCGTGGTCGGCCAGCCCTTGAACCTCCTGCAGCTAAAAGATGCCTTCACGTCGGTGCTGCCATCGGCGATCCCGGAATCAAGCATCAACGTGCTGACATTCGCTGTCTACATCAATGGCGTGCTGACCGCGCCAACGGGAAATCTGATCTACGGCGACCCGGAGAGCTATTTCTTCAGCACAAATACCGGCATCACGGTAACGAACACGTAATGCTGACGGCCACGATCCCGAGCTATGTTTACTATGAGTACAGCGACGACTCGGACTTGCGGGCGTTCGCGCGGGCGTACAACACGCTGACGCAACAGTACGTGACGTGGTTCGCCACGATCGGCTTGCCGGTCTACACGGGGTTGACTGGGCCGCTGCTCGATTGGATTGCGAATAGCCTTTACGGGTATTACCGGCCGACACTGGGCGGCGACGGCACGCTGTCTACCGTCACCTGGGTCAACAACAACGGCGACCCGGTTACCTGGGTCAACGACAGCGGCGGCACGGTCACCTGGACCACAGACAACAGTTACCGGCCGACGCTGGGCGGTGAACTCGCTACCGACGACGTATTTCAGCGTTGCCTCACTTGGGAATTTTTCAAAGGCGACGGCACGCAATTTACGATCGCATGGCTCAAGCGCCGAGTGCAACGCTGGTTGGCCGGCCCGAACGGGATCGACCCCGGCGTCAGTCAAACGTATCAGGTCAGCGTCACTTTCGGGCCTCCGAACATCGTCTACATCAACATCCTGGGCGGTATCGCCGTTGCGTCGGGTGGCGCCGTATTCAATGAATTCTCTTTTAACCTAAAGCAATTTGATGAATTCGACGTAACCACGTATCATTATGTCGATACGACCCTTGCGCCGAAACTGAAAGAGGCGATTGACTCGGGCGTGGTGTCCCTGCCGTTTCAGTACACCTACGTGGTCGGCATAAATCCGTAACGCTGGAGTATAAATGCTTTTTCTGTTCGCGAATAATGCCGTGTCCGCGCTGGCCGCTCCGATCACATCGGGGGACACGACGATTACGGTCACGTCCGGCACCGGGGCGAAATACCCCAGCCCTGCGGGTGGCCAGTATTTCGCCATCACTCTCGTCGACGCCGCTACCGGCCTGCTGCGCGAGGTCGCGTACTGCACCGCGCGCAGCGGCGACACCCTGACGGTTACCCGCGCGCGAGAGGGCACCACAGCCCGAGCGTACGCACTGTACGACCCCTGCGCGAACCTGTGGACAATGGGCCAAGCGGCAGCGATGCTTCAAACGTCCCTGGTTGGTTCGGCGGCGTATCTGACCGCCTCGGACCAGCTCGGGGGCGTCTCGGCGATCCAACCCTACGCAGGCGATCCGAACGGCCTGGTGGCCGGTAACGCGGCAACGGGCGCCGTGCCGCCATCGATGGTATGGGACACGGTCGACAATATTGTATGGGTGTGTATCGCGACCGGGTCGACAACGACAGCGGTGTGGCTCGCGCTTGACTATCAGCAGGGCGTTGTATTTTGTGGCACATCTACCGGAACGCCGAACGCGCAGCTACTCACTCCTGCCGTTCCGATCACTGGATACGCCTCGGGCCTGGCGGTAGCTTGGATCGCCGGGTTTACGAACACGGCCGCATTGACGATCAATGTCAGCGGTAAAGGTGCGGTCAACGTCTATAAGACCTCCCCCGCCGGCCCGGTTCCGTTGACCGGTGACGAAGTGGTCACGGCAAATCTTATATCCGCGCGGTACGACGGGACGCAGTTCCAGCTTACTTCTACGGACCTCGGCACGATGGCCCTGCTCAATCAAGGCAACACGGTCATCAATCCGGGAACAGGCAACGCCGAGATCGCCTCGCCGATGGGCGCGACAATCAATCAGGGATCGTATGTATTCCTGGCCGCTGACCGGGGGTACACCCGCAAGCGCAGCAACGGCGGATCCGCGATGGTCGACACCCTGCCGGCAACCGCCAGCGTGGCGAATGGCTGGTGGGTAGGCGTGGTCAACGCGGATACGTCCGCAAACGACACGATCTCGGCGCCGGCCGGCGTGAACCTAAATGGGGTACCGGCCGGCTCGGTATCCATCGCGCACGGGCAGTCAGTCCGTATCGGCTTTGATGGCACCGGATACTGGGTTACGCAACAGCCCGTCTCGACATTGACCGCGTCACAATTCGCCTACGTCAATATCTCCAATGCCGGCCAGGTGATACCCCCTGGCGCGTATGAGGTCGACAGCTCGGGGGGGGCGTTTACGCTGCTCCTTGAGCTGTCTGCCGCGCCGGGCGACAATTACACATTCCGAGATTTTGCCCGTACCTGGGCCAGGCACCCGGTGACGATCAACGCCAACGGGAACACAATAGCCGGCGGCGCATCGTCGAATCTGGATGTGTCCGGCGCGCAAGCGCAAATTACTTTTTCTCCATCGAACTGGGCATATCAATGAGCACATCAAATTTGAGCGGCGTCATTCAAGGCGGGCAGACGCTCGGAATGGTGGCTGGCGCGCGAGCGATCAACGTGAATGATTTAGTCCAGATCGGCGGGCCGGGCAACGAAGCCTACCCCGTGGTCACGATTGATCAAGCGGCAGTTGCCGCCGTTACGGTCACCGCGCCCGTTTCGATCGTAGCCGGCGCCGTCAACAATTATGCGCACTATGATCAAGTCGCCGATTCGTCCGGGAATATCTTCAACCTGTGCCCGAACCTATCTAGCCAGGGCGTGGAGGCGGTAAAACGCTCCCCGACGAGCGCCGTCCTGATCTCGGCGACGGCGCTGGACGCAACGGCGCACGCGATGGTCAACATGCGGCTGCGGAAGCTGAACAGCGGGAATTTTCTGGCGGTGTATGCGGACTCAACTACCGGCGGCGTGAAGTTTGTTATCTTCGATACGAATTTGAACATCGTCGCCGGGCCGACAGCCATAGCCACGGGGTACGAGACGGGCGCCGTCGCGTATACGGACGCTGTGACGCTGACGGGAGGCGGCTGGGCCGTCGCGTATCAAAATTCGGCGCACACGGCCATCGAGCTGCAGACCTACACCGACGCGGGCGTGGCGGTTCTCGCGGCTACGTCGATTCAGACGATCACCGGCACGGCGCTGGTCCACCTGGCGCTAAATCAACTCTCAAGCGGCAATCTGGTCGTCGGCATGCGGACGACCGCGACGCCGGTCGGTACGTCCTTCGTCATCGTGACAACGGCGGGGGTGTCGGTCGTCGCCAACACCGTGATCGACTCGACGGCGACGGCAGGATTCTGTCATTTGAGCGTTTTGCCGGGGTTCTTCGCCATCGCGGACGCTAACGGCACGAATTTGCAAGCTGCCGTCTATAACAACGCGGGCGCGCAGCAAGGCGGCAATGTTACGAACGCTACGACGCTCAACAGCACGACCTACGCGCAATGCCAACTGGTAAACGACGGTATCTATTTTTACCTGTTTTTCGTACCGACGGCGGGCGGCTTGAGCGTCGTCCAGTTGACGACAGCGGGCGGCCAGGCGGCGGCATCGGGTACGCTTTTGTCCTCGCTAGTCGGGTGGACTTTCGGGGCGGCGATCTGCAACAACCAGGCGTTCATCCTGATAGGCAACCCCGGTAGCGCCGGGCAGAGGACCGCTGTCGTTGGCCTGCCCGACGCATTCCTCGGCGTATCAGTCCCCTACGTGATCGCAGGCCCGACGGCTTACGGGTCGGCGGCCGCTACGACCGGCTCGTACTGGCCTTCAGTGCAGGCGTCCGGGGATTTCACCGCGAACGTCGTGTACGATCAACAGGTCACCGCCGGGATGTTCGCCGGGCAGGTAAAATTCGCCGCGTCGGCTATCCAGGGAGTGGCGCAGAATGCGGTCGCAGCTAATTCTCCGGGGACGGCACTAACGGTCAACCCCGGCCCCGGCAGTTACCCGGTGAATTCCTTGCTCGGCACGCCCGGCACCGTGTTTGATCATTCGGCGGCAACGCCGACAGGCAATCACGGGGCGCTCTACTCGGCCGGGGCGAGCCTATCCAGCCCGGCCAGCACTAAGCCTTAACTCACAAAGGACAAATCGATATGGTGACGGAAGATCACGAACAGACCGAGACGTTAAAAACCGACGTTATCGAACCGGGCCACGAGGCGCGCGGTGCGGCGACGGCGCTATTCAAGCGCACCCGACTTGCGCTGATTCAGCGAGAGCGTGGGAAGTGCTGGTTGTCCGGCCTGACCGCCAAGGAGCTCGGACCCCTTGAAGCACATCACTGGCCGGTAGAGCGGTGCTGGGCCGAGCGATGGGATTGGCCGCGCTTCGCTAAAGCCGCGCAGAGCGGGAAATTCGGCCCCTGCCCGCAAGGGTTCGACTGGACGGATTTCTTCCAGGGCAGCGTGACCATCACGGCGCCGGATACCGGCAAGCCTTTTTGCAAGGTGCGCGACCCGTACCTGTTCGTGGATGACATGCTGGTCAACGGGCGATTGCTCGGCAAACAGTTTCATGTTCACGTCGACGCCGGGGCGCACAATCTGACTGAGTCGCAGTGGCTCGCGCAAGGGTTTCTCGCGGAGGGTTACAAATTCTCCCCGACTGAGGTCATCCATCACGAGTTCGACGCGGCAGAGGCATAGCTATGACTCCTGACCGGCGATCGCCAGAGGGGCAAATGTCCGAGCCACAGTTCCGTGAGTACATAGTCACGCGGTTGGACGACGGAGACCAACGGTTTTTTAAGGTGTGTTCGGCGCTCGAAGATTTATCAACGGCCCTTGGGGAAAACACTCGCCTGACCATAGAGCAGCGAGACGATACGGCCGACCTCGTACGCATCCTGAAATTCGGAAGCTGGGGCGCGCGGATCGTCAAGAACGGAATTGAAGGGACGAGTAAGGCGATTAAGGTACTTTGGCCTATCGTCGCCGTTATCGCCGCCGTCCTGGCGCTTTACCACGACGGGAAAATATCCTGGCGTGACATACTGGAGGCACTCAAATGACCCCTGCCGATTTCATCGCGAGCATTGCGCCGGCTGCGAAAGCATCTATGGCGCTGACTAAAATCCCGGCGAGCTTCGTCATCGCCGAAGGCGCGCTTGAGTCCGCCTGGGGCGACTCGGAGCTGTGCCGGAACGCCCGCAATATTTTTGGCGTCAAAGCTGACGCCGCCTGGCGGGGGGCTACGGTCTCGATGCCGACGCATGAGGTTATCCGCGGCAAGACGGTACAGGTACAAGCGCTGTGGCGAGCGTACCCCGACTATCTGTCGTGTATCCGTGACCACGCGCTATTCTTGCTCGACAACCCGCGCTACGCCCCGGCATTGCAGCATGCCGACAATGCGGAAATTTTCGCACAGGGCGTTGCCGCCGCCGGGTATGCGACCGATCCGGACTATGCGGCCAAGATCATTGCGATCATCCGGGCGCATGGTCTGACTGAGTACGACGCGTGAACGCCCTATACATCAAGCTGCTCATTGGCGCGGTCCTGTTCGGCGCATGGCTGGCGCTGGTATTCAACCCGCAATCCCACGATGACGCGATCATCACGTTCATCCAGTTCACGCTCGGCGGCTTGGCCGGGCATCTTGCAACGCCAACTTCAAAGGACACACCATGAACCGCACATTAATTTATGTACTCTTGGCCTGCGCCGCGCTCACCGGTTGCACCGGACTGAATATCTCCTGGGTCGCGTCCTACAATTGCGGCCCGAACACGACGCAGGCTTGTCAGATGTCGAACTTGGGCGGTTCTGCTCCTATCTCCTTGCCTGCGCAGCCGTCAACCAATGCGGTCGTCACGCCGTATGGTCCGTCAATCTCTGTTACTCCGGTAGGGGTGGCGAAATGAAGGCCGTCGCATTGACCTTGCTGATCGCGTGCAGTGTCGCATTCGCGCAGCAAGAGCCGTTTGACTCGCCAAAGCGCATTGAATACCGGGGCGGCTATAAAGCGAGTGTATATAGACAGGAAGTAGAAGACCACCGGGCGATAATGAAAAATTGCGCCGCGCTGGAAGACCAGTTTGTTGCGTCCCTACGCGGAACAAAGTCAGAGGATGACTTGCGGGCGTACTGGGCACAAGGCGATATTGGTAGGGATTGCGTTAGGCAGGGATTCGAGCCGTGACCGTCATCCAGACCGCCGCGCAACTGGCCTGTGCCGACATCTACGATTCGATCACGCCGGGCAAGTTTGAAAAGATATACCGCGTCGGCGAGTCGGTTTGGGGCCTGGCACGCATCGATGGACAGACTGTTCCGTTGTCGGATTGGAGCGACAAATGATCACGCCCCTGCAATGCGCGCAGCAGTCGGCCCGGATTTATTCCGATCCGACTGGATGGCTGCACTACTGGACGTTTGACGACGTGGTTGTCGGCCACGTGCAGGTAGACGGCGCCGACGTGCTGGCATTGCGCGGCTCGGTGACAATCGAAGATTGGATGCGCGATGCTGCGGCAATACCTGTGTGGCATGACAAGTTAGGATTCGTTGACGCTGGGTTCCTGGCCGGGATGGATGACGTGTTCGCGGAAGTGCGTGCTGCTGTCGGGCCGAAGCTGACGATTACAGGACACTCGCTGGGCGGCGCACGTGCGCGTATCCTGGCCGGTCTGTTCGCTTGCGCGGGTATCGCTGTCGAGCAGTTGACCGTTTTTGGGTCGCCGAAGCCGGCGTTCGCCAACCTGGCGCGTGTCATCAAAAAGAGCGGCATGCTACATGCCAGCTATCGATTTTTTAACGATATCGTGCCGACTGTGCCGTTCACTATCGCGCCGTGTTTCGACTTCGTGCATACGGAGGATTGGATAGCGCTCGCCGGGCATTCAGGTCAGTCGGACCTCGGGCCGTTGCGTGACCACAGTGTGATTAATTACATCGATGCGCTGTCGTGATGCTCGGTCAGGTGGCCGGGCTTGGCTGCGACTCGTCCAGTGGTTGCTGCTTCAATTGCATCAGATATTTCTTGGTGCGTTTTAGTTGGATAGCAGCGAAGCATGTTCACGTAAAACGCCGATCGCAGATCATTCATTTGCTCGGTTAGACGCGCATTCTTGGCGATCAGTACGGACTGCGGCTCGACCTTTGCCAACTTAATCTTTGCAAGCTCAGATTCAAAGTAAAGTCGCCCTTGTTCGACTCCACGCGCAAAGCCTTTCTCTTCCTCTCGGATTAGTGCCATCGTGTGATCTAATTTCAGTCTTTGCATTTCATTGCGAACGTCGGTAATCACGTCGCGTATTGCGACGATTAACATACCGGCAAGAAAAATAACCCACGCAACTGTTACAAAAATCATTGCGACAGCGTTGTTCATGAATTCCCTTTCGATTCGCCATCACCGGGCGATTTCGGAGTTATTGCCTCTTGAAAGTCGGCAAAAGCCTTTAATGCTTTAATCATTTCCGCATCAACATCGCCAGTAGCAACAATTCGAAAACTTTGATTTGGCCGAATTTCGTGGTAAAAAACCACACGTTCATTTTCCATAAGACTTACCTTTTGCTGTTTATCACACGCAGGGTTCGGCGGCGGTGCTTTTCCCTCGTCCAGTGGTTGCTCTTTCCCATACTTGGCTTGTCGCTGCTGAAACATGGAAAGCAGCGCGAAAGCCAAGGGGGAGGCTTCACATAGTTAGATAGTCACGACCCCGACCGCGACCCCGACCGCGACCCCGACCGCGTCCAACCTTCGTGAAGTAATGCGGCATTAATCATTTTTGCGACCGTGGTAAAGGCTTTTCAAGCACAACGGCATCCATCAATCCGCCGCGTCCAATAACGACTCTGCGCCCGTCAGCAACGAATTGCATGTATCGTCCCGTATCCGGTATCCATGAGCAATCAACTAATACCAGTTCCGTAGCACCAACATCAACCAGCTTGCCGGTATAGATCATCGTCACGGTACGGACGATGTAATTTTTACCGATCTCAAAAAAAATGCTGTACTGGTGCTGTTTTCTCATCGCTGAAAAGTGCAGATAGTTCACGCGCTTGTTTAATTGTTAGGTCTTCGATGTTCATTTCTTGTTCTCCGTTTTTACTGCTATTTGACTACAAGGGTGAAGCTGCTTGCGCATATCTACGATGAATCTCCTGCGCGAACTCGTGCAGCCACTGAGCGTTGATCTCCCCATTCACCAGTGGATTCGACTCGGGGAAAGCATCTTCTATCTGGTCGAATGTCAAAGGCTCCACAGCCTTCGGCGGCGGGTAGATATTAATCGGCGTATCCGTAACGATGTCGTTCACGCCGGCGATGTTCGGCATCAGCCTGCGACGCTCCTCGTGGTTCTTCTGGACTATGCCCGTACGAGGCCGCGCAAGCACCTCCCGACATACGGCCAGAGCGATTTCAGCCGGGGTTCCGGCACATGCCGGCGGGTCGGAGTCATCCGCCGCCCAACGCTTGCCGCAGCTACACGCAAATTCGTCCCCTTCGCGGCGGGCACGGCAGCGGGTCAGCATGATACCGCCCACGAGATTGCCACGATTAGCAGCGCGGACAGCACGGTCAGCACCCAGCAGCGCGCTTGCGTCCAGGCGGTAGGCTCGTGTATCGTCAACTCCGCGCCCGGACCGAACGCCTCCTCTAGCGTACGCGGAAACTTGTCACCGTAGTATTGCGACGGCGGTATCCAGCGGCTCGTGCGCGGCAAGTTCAAGGGCTGCGACGGCGCCACGTCGTGCTCTGAGTAATTTATTATCACTTTGCATCCCCCTGTTTAATCTTCCACTCGCGGTACCACATTGCCTTGCAGATCGCGCTAATCGAGATCCCCGACTGCTTGGCGGCCTGACTCGGCGCTACGCCCTGGACGAGTACCAGTTCGCGCGCCTTGCGCATTGCCTCGGATTCATGGGCGCCCATCAGTCTTCCCCTTCGATAAATTCGCCATTATCGTCCAGCGTATACCACACGTCGGGCTGAATGCCGTTTTCTCCGACTTTGCTCGAACGGATCAAAGACACGTTTCGATCATTGTCGCGGCGTATCAAAACGATTGCGCCGTTAACGCCGGCTTTCGCTTTCCCGTCCCATCCCGATATGGCCACGCCCCGCATACCTGTGGCGGATGCAGCGCCCTGATATCCCATGGCGGATGCAGCGCCCTGATCCCCCGGGGCGGATGCAGCGCCCTGATATCCCGTGGCGGATGCAGCGCCCTGCGTACCTGTGGCGGATGCAGCGCCCTGCGTACCTGTGGCGGATGCAGCGCCCTGATCCCCCGGGGCGGATGCAGCCGAAAGTGGATCGACCGGTAAAGCACGCTTAAAAGTGTACTCAACTGCGGCTTTCACCAAGCCGGGAATTCCGATTTCAAAATTCAATTCAATGGAACGACTAGCCGCCTTCGTATCGCTGTCCCCACGCGAGATGTCGCCTGATTGTTCAACGACGACAAAACGGCTATTGGCCGGCGCGTAATAGTCAAACACCTCGAGCGGATATTCGCACGCATGAAAACCGGAGTTGCAAACTTTGACGGGGCCCTCGTGCGCATACTCTTTGCCGATTTCGAATTGAAAATCGCGACATTGGAGCGCGGTATTAAAACCTTTGTAAGCTATGATTTTTTCGGACATTTCGGGATCCCCAGACCGGTTAATTGACGCCTCACTTTAGTGGAATTATTCCACCGAGTCAAGCGCTATTTTGAATATCGTTTCTTGCGCCATCCGCCCGCCGCCCGCACCGGCCAATCTACCGCCCACGCCGGCATCGTGGCCATGATCCGTTCAAATTCCTCGATACTGCCCCATCCTTCGGGAATCTCGCACACGATTTCGTCGTATACATGCAACACGACGGGATACCCGGCACGTTCCAAATTGACGATCGCGTGGCGCAGGATATCGCGGCATGTCGCTTGCGTGATGTTCTCGACCAGGCGCCCGCCCCACGTGTCCATACGGTTCCAACCCGGCGGCCCATTTTTCGGGTTCGTGTTCCACCCCTCGTACGAGATCGACAATCCGCCCCGCTCGGGGTTTGGGCGCAACCGGGGCGCGTGGTAGGTCAGATACCGGCCGGAAATCAGGCGCAAGTACACCGCATCGCCGCGCATTTCAAACGTCATACCGCGACAGGTGAATACGTGGCCCGGATATTGGACCGCCTGGATAAAGCAACCATCGACGCCGCCCCACAGCTCAACGATAGCCGGGCTTGCCGCGCGCCATTTGAGGATCGCTTGTTTCATTTCCTCGTCGGTAAAGAATTCATCGGCGCCGAACGCTTTCCATGCGCCTATCCATCCCTGATAGCCGGATGCCAACTCGGCGACTTTGCCGACCTTCTTACGCATCGGATGATGGCCGCCAGTCTCCCGTTTGTGCCGCTCGAATTCTTCAAATGGTATGCCGGTGATCTTGCTCGCCGACATTTCGTAAATCTTGCCATGCGTGCGAAACACGTCGATGCGCCATTGCTCGCCGGCCAGCATCGCCAAGCCAACCGCTTCAATTGCCGAGTAATCGGAGCAAATCAGGTCGTGGCTTGGCGCGGCAATGAATAACCCACGCAATGACCCCGATATGGCGGGCATCGCATCGCCAAAATAGTATTCAACCGTGGCCAAGTCGCGCGTGTTGATCACAGTTATCGCGTCGGCGGCCGCGTCGGCGGTCCATTCCGGTATCGGTGATTTACCGGGCGGTTGCGGCATTCCGCACCAAGGGCACGCCGTGTGATGCCGGCCAAAATGCCGGCTGCAGGAGCACCGCAAAACTGCAGGCCCGCTATTCGGTAGATTCGTCGGTTGCGGACCGTTGCCCGTGGCGCGGCCGGTGCGCGCGGCGTGGTAACTGAACAGATCATGCAATCGGCCGGCACGGGTCGTTTGGTTCCGCATCGCGAATACCTTCTTGACTGCAGCCGAACCGATCGCTTGGCGGATTTCCAGCGCACGGCGGCATTCAGCGGGTAGCGCGGGCGTCGGAGTTAACCCGACAATTACGCCCCCTACGGCAAGCGGCGTTTTTTCACCACGAGACAACATGCCCTCAATCGCGTCTTCGTCCATCGAGGACATGTGGATACCGCGCTGATGCAGCCAATTTTGCAGCTTGGAAAGCTCCGATGCCCGCGCGACCTCGCCGCCGGTCAAATGGTACAGCTCGGTGTTGTACCGTACCTGCGCCTGATCGATCACCGATATGCATGCTTCGACCGACACCGTATCGACTTGTACGCCCCGGGTATTGATACGTTGGTCACATAGCCAGAATTCCAGTTCCTCGCCTTCCAGATCCGGGCAACGCGCCGACGCTTCCGCCTCGGTTACGATGTCGCGCTCGTTATATGCGTAGAGGTTGACCGCGTCCATCGGGTCGTCTTCGGGGCGTATACGTAACCGACGGTCGGACTTGGTCGGGTTGCGCGGCATGCTGAATTTTTTAATCAGGCGATCGCCGTCCGGGTCTTTCTGGTGCGTCAAGCGCATGACCTCGGCAGACTTGGCGAGCGCGCCGGGGTAGCACGAGGCGCGGGCTTTCGCCATGGCGCAACGCGTCGCCTCGATCGGCAGGGGCGGCCATCCGTATTTCGGCACGCATACTTTGTTCCAGATCCAGCGCTCGAAAGCCACGTTCCACGCTTCAATCGGGCCGAGGGGCGGGTATTCCGTGTGTATGCTCAATGTGGCAAACAGGTCGTCGGGATTCGCCATCCCCGGACACCAAAACCGCCGCCCTTTGCCGTCTTTCAGATCGTAATACAGCGACAGCACCTCGGTACTCGGATGCTCGGCATAGACCGCCGCGCCAACGATAGGTAAACCCTTGCGACCTTGCGATGCGCCGGGCAGGGCGTCCCATTTTTCCGTGGCGGGATTCCACACGTTGCCGGCTTCGCTGTACGTTTCAAAATCAATATCCGGCATGACGACCGATTCGCCTTGTCCGGCGTGCAGAATCGTACCGGCCCGGAGGTCACGAACGGGCGTTGGTGGCGGGGGAAGACTACTCGTCATCTGGTAAATACCCTTCAATATCTTCGATCCGTTTCACGCCCGCAGGGAGAACGGGTTTTGCGCCGGGGCGAAATTTCAAATATCCGACAGGTATCCCGGAGCCTCGCCGTTGAGCGCGCAAACAAGTGTACCAAGCCGGATTACCGGGTGTCGCATTCGTCACACGATATCCCATGATGAGCGCAATTTCCATTTCGGTAGCCGGCGGCTGAATGTCTTCTTCCGGACCTCGGCCGGTCGTTTTCAAACCACCGCCAAATGCGTAACGTGTCGCTCGCTTCATCGCATCCTAAAATCGGTCAATTCCCGCGCTTGCGGGCTTCCTACTTGCGGGCATCCGCCCGATTAGATAAAGTACCCGCCGCCGTGTAACATCGCTCGTGGGCCGGCGGCGGTCAATAAGCGCGAGCTGTGTGCCACGTTGACCAGACGCGGCTAGGATTGGATACCCCCACGAGGGCCGCTCTACTCAGTTATCGCATGTGGCCATTAGCGATCAGGGCGTCATCGGTCCATTGCGGGTCGAGCTTGAACTGTTCGTAGGTATAAGTCGGATTCAGCCACGTGCGACCCGGCGGCAATCCACCAGGCGCGGGGGGCGCGCTAGGTGGTGGCGGAACCTGGACGAATCCGGGCGCCGGGTGCACTGGAACCGGCGCCGCAGGGGCCGCATAGGCCGGGGCGGTAGTTGCCGGCACAGCAGGGTAGGCAGGTGCCGATCCTGGGGCCGGCCGTACGTTTGGGAGTGTGGCGACTCCGACCGGTACGGCGCTGGCGCCGGGGGGCAAGGCCGTCGCGCCAAAGGTGGCGTCGGCCAGGCTCGGGCCTTGTATGATTTCCTCGCCATACGCTACGCGGCAAACGATGGCCGGGTTCCAGTACAAACCGGGCGATTGACTTGGTTTGTTGTCCACGACGGACACGAGCACTTGAATGTAATAGCCGGGCTTGATCGCGTCCTTGTCCATGACGAATTCAGGCGCGGCACCATTCAACGCAGCGGCACGGGGCGCTTGTGACGACGACATCCATATCACCCAGTTGCCGGGGTAACCGACGCGCTCGCATGGTTTCCTGCCCTTCTTGTTCGGGATGACACTGTCGCCGTCAGTAATCTTCCACGCGAAATCCGGGCGCTGCGTCTCGCCATTGACGAATGCCGCATGCGCCAATTGCCAGATTGGGGCGCCCCACGGCTCGTTGGCCCAGTGGGTTGCGCCTGGCGTCTTTGGGATCGCGATGCCCACGCTGTAACTTTGCGTCGGTTGCCCTGCGTTCGGGCCTGTTTTGACGACCAACGGTTTCCCGTCGTAATCGGTCGTTTCGGGCGTGTAAAGCGAACCGCCAATCATGCGGCCCGTCGGGGTGGTGAATTTATGAGCGTTAGCCATGTTGAAAAATCTTTCGTAATTGCGTTGATGTTTCCGGCACGAGTTTTTGCGCACCGGGCGGGGTGAAACTATACGTTGCGACCATGTCGGCCGGAATACCGGCTTTCTCGGCCTGTTTAGGCGTGATTACCGCCTCTTTCCGTAACGCCAGGCCGTACATGTCGCCGAGCGCGCCGACCTCTTTCGCCGACTTGTTCCATACGGTACGCCCTTCCGTCGGCTCGAAACACCAGCCCGGCACGCGTTGACCCTGGCGCAACTGCGCTTCGATCGACGATTCGAGACCCGAGATACGACCATCTAGCGCAGCCTGGGCGCGTTTCAGCATCGCCAGTTCCAGGCCTGTTGCGGCGGGCGTCAGGTCCAGCGGTACGGAACGCATCGACAGATCAGCGGCTTGCAACGCGGTACGCTGGTACGCTTCGCAGGCGTGGCGACCGGAACAGTGCTTGCACTTCGGGTTCACCATCGCGACCGGGTTCGGCTCGTGTGCGGCTTCGGCGGCCATCCGTAGCTGGTTGATGTGGCCACGCAATTCACTGGCGCGCACCGTGAGACGTCGGACCGGGCCGTCGCGATGGTAACATCGGGGTTGGACGATGGTCATTTCCACGATCACCTGGTCGTCGTACGTGCCGTTTAGCCCGTACCCGTCGAGCAACCCCGCCGTGTAATTGATCAGTTGCCAGTTCTCAAACTCGTCCACGTACTCGTGGCCGTGCTTATAGTCGAAAAGGCAAAGGCGCGTGCCGCGAGTGTAATACGCGTCCGGCGTTCCCCAGTTATTCAGATTGACGCGGGGGATCTCGATACGCTCTTCAATCGTCGGTGTGTCACCAGTTCCGGCCGAACCGGCCATAACCGTCTCATAGAACAGATACGCCCCTTCGATCATTTCCTCGACCAGCACGACCCCGTTCGGCGCCACGAGCCCGACATCAATCGGTTGCCCGGCGAACAGTTGCTCGAACGCCCAGTGTGCGGCGGTTCCTTCCATCGCCTCGATGCTGTCCTCGGGTTCGGGGTACCGTTGCCACATGCTCGGGGCGGCGGCGCACTTGACCCATGTCGCGGCGCCGGACGGCGGCAGGAATGCGTGCTGTCCGCTCATGCGACACCAGTCAGTTGCGTGACGACATCCGCCGCGCACATCTGGATATGCGTCGTGGTCAATGCCGCGATAATCGCGCCGCGCTCAGAAGGCGACATTTTCCATAACGTTTCGGTCATACTCTGGTAGTGTTCGTGAAACGTCGTCGGGGCCGTTTCGATAGCGTCCTCGCCTCGAACCCAAGCCATGTACTGATTCCCGGTAATTCCCGCACGGCCCGAGTTCAATTGCTCCGCGTCAATCCCGGTAATTTTCTCGTGCGAAACCCAGCACAATTTCCCGAATTGAACGCCTTGCGGGCCGATAATCACGGTTCTGTAATCGGCGGGGGCGGCTTCGCCGTCTGGTTCCGGCGTAGCGTTATCTGGTGGTTGGAACATCACGCACCCCCGTTGAATATCGCATCGTGAACCGTCGGCACCAAGTCGGGCTTCGTGGCCAACGCCGGCAAGTGGGGGAACCCGAAATGTTTCAACACAGCGTTAACGCGGTCGAGCGTGATCGTACCGGCAGCGATGGCGGCCGTCACTTTCGGCATGAGCTTAACGAACGTCATAGCCGTATCGCCGGGGGGTGGGGGCGGTAGGCTACTCGGGCCTGACCGCGCTGGCGGCGGAAGCGGTACGGTGGCGACAACGGAGGGGATCGCCATCACAGCGCACAACTCCGCTTCGACCGTTGCGAGCAGTTCCTCGGCAACATTACGCTTCTTTTTCCACGTTCCGTCCGCAATCGTGTCTTTTGACGACGAGTGGATGCGGTGGTCCCACGGCAAACCACGCTTATCGAGGGGGACAGGGGACGCTGGGCCGCTTGCAGCAGTTGCCGTGACAGGTGGCGCCGGGGGCGTTGCAGGCGGTAAGGACGGGACAGCGCCAGCAGCCGGAACCGCCGCAAAAGGCGCAGCCGTTGCCGTACCGCCCGGTGCGTTTCCCACGCCGAAGCTCGCGAGTTCAGGGTCGAGGCCCGTTTCGGGATTGTCGGCGGGGGCAAGTTTCGGTAGATTTTCCGGCAACGCGGCAAATTCAATCCGGCCATGCGATTCGCCCCGATAGGGCAATGACGACGAGGCGACTTCGCACGCTTCCGGCTCGGTCATTACCGCAACGAATGCCGCAAGCGCGCGCCATTCCGGGAGCGCCATCCGGTCGGTATCGATCTCAATTCTAAGTCCCATAATTTTGTCCAATTGGTTGGTAGGAATCGGTAAGATATGCTACATTAACTAAAACGTCAACAGGAATTTTATGCCAGTTATAAATATTGATTGCCGCGTCGGTCTCTCGTTATTCCCCGATAATTCGATTGACGCGATTGTGACAGATCCGCCGTATGAGCTATCTGCCGAATACTGCGCTATCGCGAACGCCCGGATCGACGCAGCATGACCGTCGTTCTCCGACCGTATCAACAGCGCTTAGACGACGAAATTTCTCATTTATGGGAGTCCGGCCATGCCGTAGTGATGGCCGTTGCGCCGACCGGTGCGGGCAAGACCTGTATTTTCTCTGAGAAGCTGCGCAAGCACGTCGGCGCATGCGTAGCCATCGCGCACCGTCGCGAACTGGTTGGGCAAATGTCGCTCGCTCTCGCACGCAACGGCGTACGCCATCGCGTGATCGGCCCTGATAAAACCGTCAAAGCGTGCCAACGCCTGCATATCCGAAAACTTGGCCGGCACTTTGTCGACCCAAACGCACGATGCGCGGCTGCGAGCGTGGACACCCTGATCAATATGGACCCGGCCAACCCGTGGCTCGGGCAGGTCACGCTGTGGATCGGCGACGAAGGGCACCACTTCCTACAAGCGAACAAATGGGGCCGCGCCGTCGCGCTGTTCACCAATCCAACATGCCGTGGTCTGTTGGTCACAGCGACGCCAACCCGCGCGGACGGTAAAGGTCTCGGCGCCGATAACGACGGCCTGGCGCATGCGTTGGTCGAGGCGCCCGGCTTGCGTGAATTGATCCATATGGGATACTTGACGGACTATCGTATTTTTACGATGCCGTCCGACGTGGATTACTCGACGGTTCCGGTCGGGGCATCGGGCGAACTGGTTCATGCGAAACTGTGCGAGGCGGTACACGCGTCAGGCACGTTCGTGGGCGATGTGGTCAAGTCGTATCTGAAACACGCGGCGGGGAAATTGGGCGTTACATTCGCGGTCGACGTAGAATCAGCAAGCGAGATCGCGGCGGCGTTCCGTGCGGCCGGGGTGCCCGCCGAGTGTGTGCATGCCGGAACGCCGGACGACTTACGCGCCGATATCCTGGCACGGTTCGAACGGCGCGAGGTGATGCAGCTCGTGAACGTGGACCTGTTCGGCGAAGGTTTCGACTTGCCGGCGATCGAATGCGTGTCGCTGGCGCGTAAAACTGAATCGTTTTCGTTATTTGCGCAGCAGTGCGGGCGCACGCTTCGACCTATGGAAGGGAAGCAACATGCAATCATTATTGACCACGTGGGTAATGTATTTCGGCATGCTGTCATGCGCGTTGATCCTTGGCTTAATCGTCCTGTTATCGATCTCTGTTATCGCCAATGGTCTCTTGACCGTCGCGGTTCGCGTGGCGGAGCGGTCCCTTCCGACGTTACGCCGGTTCGGTACTGCCTTAACGCTACGTGCTGTCAACCGTTCGAACGCTTCCGCAAGTGCTGCCCCTTCTGCGATACGCCTATCCCCGAACCCGCCGGCCGAGCCGCACCGGAGCAAGTAGAAGGCGACCTCGGCGAGCTGGACCCGGCCACGCTTGCCGAGCTGTTCGCCCGTATCGGTGGCGTGCAATCGGCGCGCATACCGACGCACCTCGACGGGCCGGCGCGTATCGCAGCGCAGCGCAACATTGACGCCCGACGCGAGGCGCAAGCGGCGGTACAGAACGCGCTCGCCTGGTACGGCGGATGGCTGGCGGCGCGTGGCGTTACCGACCAGGGCGAACAGTGGCGGGAGTTCTGGCAGACGTTCGGCGTCGATGTGGCCACGATTCAAGCATTGCCCGCCCGCGATATGTGGGAGTGGTACGGCAAAATAGGTGCGAAATTATCCGAATACGGTATTGACGTTTCGGTCAATGCCGGTTTATAGTTCACGACATGAAAACTTACCGCTTTGAAATTTGGTGCGACCTGTTTCGCGCTTTCTACGGATGTCACAAAACGTTCGAGGAAATATCACCTTTGATCGACGGCGCAATTGCGCGCGGCGACTTCTTTACGATTCGACTGTTATGAACAATGACCTAATCACCTGGGCGATTCGTCATCACGTCTCGTTCGAAGCCATTGCCGAACTGCGCAAGATGTGGGGCGACGCCGCCGGGCCGTCATACATCGACGATACGCTACGCGGTCACGTAAGCGAGGCGACGATTCAATCGCAGTGCATCCTTGATGCGCCACGGCGCGGCATGCACCTGTTCCGCAATAACGTCGGGGCGTTGCTGGATAAAGACGGCCGCATGGTGCGCTTCGGCCTGGCGAACGATTCGAAGCGGCGCAACGAGGTGCTCAAGTCGGGTGATTTGATTGGCATCGATCCGGTGTTAATCACATCGGCGCATGTCGGGCGGACGATTGGGCAATTCGTCAGTGCGGAATGCAAACGGCCCGGCTGGACGTATTCGGGGCAGGGACGCGAACCGGCACAGCTCGCGTGGATACAGCTCGTCATCGCTTCGGGCGGTCGGGCTAAATTCGTTACGGATGCGGGGGAATTGTGAGCGAGATAGATGGCTGGGTAACGGCTAGAAATCGCGCTCTAATTGCGCTCGATTTAGACTTTGCGCGCCGCGTAATGCCGGACGCGTCCGACGACGTTCTGATACGGGCGCTACATAAGACGCGGTACGAATGCGTTCACATCGACCCGTCGCTGCGACACGAAAGCCGTCGATGGCTAGAGGCGGGCGGTTGGTCGCGTATCGACGGCTTGCCTTTCCCGAACGACGGGAGCTTACCGGCATGACCCCCGAACGCATCGCACTAATTCTCTACCTGGTCGGCTCGGCCTGTTTCTTCGTCGGTACGTTGATTAATTTCGTGCGGGGGTGGTGATGCTGAGTGTCGGCAAACAACTCGAACGCCTGATCACTCTCTGCGGTACCGCCGACGTGACCCGGTGGGAAGAAACGTTCATTCGCGGCATGTGGGGACGGTACTTACGCGCCAACAGTTCGACGAGCGGCATGACCGGATCGATGGTTGAGAAAATCGAATCAATTTATACGAAGCATTACGGATGATCGCCTTTTACAACGAAATCGATGACTACTGTTGCGCGTGGCTATCGAACCTCATGGATGCCGGCCACATTACGCCGGGCGTGATCTCTAACAAATCAATCGAGGACTTAACACCCTATGAACTTATCGGGTATGACCGGGTTCACCTGTTCGCTGGAATCGGCGTCTGGGACTACGCTCTACGCCTGGCCGGATGGCCGAGTGACCGACCCGTCTGGACGCTCAGTTGCCCGTGCCAGCCTTTCAGCTCGGCAGGCAAAGGCGTTGGGTTTGATGACAAGCGGCACTTGTGGCCTCACGCCCAATGGCTCATTGAAGAGTGCAAACCTGTCGAACTCATTGGCGAGCAGGTTGCAAGTGGCGCTGCGTCCGCTTGGATCGACCTTGTACACGCTGACTTGGAAGCAATGGGCTACGCCTTCGGGTGTGTCCCGTTTCCGTCTGCGGGCGTCGGTGCTCCGCATATCAGAGACCGGGCTTACTGGGTGGCCGACTCCGAACTGTCCGCGAAAGAACGATTCGGACCACACGGCAGGGAAAGCGTACCCGGCGGGGCGGAATACGTACCTACCGGAAGCGGCGGCACTGACGGGCTGGCCGACACCCCAAGCGCGGGATCATTTCCCTGCGCATACGCCGGAATACATAGCGGCGAAGAAAGCGCAGGGTCACGGCATGGCGAACTTGAACGATCTGGTGCAGTTGACCAGCCCGGCCCGACTAACGGTTTCTGGCGTGATGCTGACTGGCTCGGATGCCGGGATGGGAAGTGGCGGCCCGTTGAATCCGGAACATTCCCGCTGGCTCATGGGGTTGCCAATCGAATGGGCAAATTGCGCGCCTACGGAAACGCGATTAACGCTAAGCAAGCGCAAGCTTTCATTGAATGCTACCTAAATGAAATTTAAACCCGAAGACCGCAAGGCGCAAATTATCGCCGAGGCGTTACGCCAGGCCCGCGCACGTGGCTATCAGAACGTTCGCGTCGAGCATATCGCCGCGTCGCTGGGCATCACGGCCGGCCTGATTTACCACTATTACAAGACGGTCCCGTTACTCAAGCGCGCCATTATGGGAGCGGCCATTGCGCAACGTTTGCCGGAAATCGTCGCGCAGGGGCTTGTTGCTAAAGATCCTCGGGCGATGAATGCGGACGATAGCTTGAAGGCTTCGGCGAGGGCTACGGTATGATCTTGTGCGATTTGCCGTATGGTACGACGGGCGTCGCATGTGCGAACACGGGGCGCGAATTTATCGGGATCGAGAAAGACCCGACGTACTTCGTAATTGCCGAGTATCGTATTACCTGCGCGACGATCTGACCCTATGCGCTCGCTCCCCGACGCATTGGCGCCGCTGGCCGCCTACCGGCAATTCATTCTCTACAAAACCGTACCGAGCGCAGTTCGGCCCGGTAGGACCGACAAACTACCCTGCGACTGGCAAACCGGCCAAGTCGTAACGGCGCACGATCCACGGTACTGGACCGAGGCATCGACGGCAATCGCAGCCGCTACGGCAAACCCCGGCTATGGCGTCGGGTTCGTGTTCACCGAGACGGATCCCTTCTGGTTCGTGGATATCGACGGCGCATATGACGGGGTGGCCTGGTCGCCGGTCGCGCAACAGCTCTGCACGATGTTTGCCGGGGCGGCCGTCGAGATATCCACATCGGGCAAGGGCTTGCACCTGTTTGGCGCCGGCACCGTTCCGCCGCATGGTACGCGCTTGAAAGCCCTCGGCCTGGAGTTCTACACATCGGGCCGGTTCGTGGCGTTGACCGGCGACCAGGCGAGAGGGTCGGCAGCGACCGACTTTACCCCTCTCATGCCCTCGTTCGTGGCGCAATGGTTCCCGCCCGGCGCTGGCGAGCACGCCCCGTCCGTCGAGTGGTCAACCGAGCCGGTGCCCGAGTGGCGCGGGCCTACCGATGATGACGACCTGATACGGCGGGCGATACACTCGTCTAGCCTGTCGGCGCTTCAGGGTCGGGCGTCGTTCGCCGACCTGTGGCAGTGCAACGTCGACGTGCTGGCCGCCACGTACCCGCCCGATCCGAATTCGTCCGATGCGTTCGGCGCCAGCGAAGCCGACTCGTCCCTGGCGTCACACTTGCTGTTCTGGACCGGCAAAGACTGCGAACGCACGCGCCAGATCATGCAACGGTCCGCCCTGGTGCGCGACAAGTGGCAGCGCGAGGATTATCTCGAACGGACGATACTGCGCGCGGCTGGCGTTGTGGCCAAGGTGTGCCAGAATAAGGAAAAAACGCTTCCCTCGCTGGCCGTAGGCGGCGATCCGGTCGATAAATTCGGGCCGGTTATTTTCGCTAACGAGCTGGAACGGTTCTTTAAAAACTGTGTGTACGTGCAAGACAATCACGCGATTCTGTTGCCGACGGGCGACATGGTCGACCAACAGCGCTTTAATGCGGCGTATCCCGGAAAACTGTTCTGTATGGACGGGCAGAACGAACGAACGTCTAAACTCGCATGGGACGCCTACCTGCAAAACTCTGTTGTTTTACTGCCACACGTTCAAGGTACGTGCTTTCGTCCAGACCTGCCGTTCCAGTCGATTGTTGCCGAGGCAAGCCGTACCTGGGTCAACGTGTACCGCAAGCCGGAAGTGGTCCGGGGAGCGGGCGACGTCGGGCCGTACATCCAGTTATTGAAAAAAATGTTACCCGTGGGTGATGACTGGTTAATCCTGGACGCGTTTACAAAAGCGATCGTGCAGTACCCCGGCGTGAAATTCGACTGGACCATATTCCTGCAGGGCACGCCAGGCAATGGCAAAAGTACGATTCTGCAATGCCTTCGGTACGCGCTGGGGCGCCGGTATATCTTCAATATCAAGCCGCACATGATCGACGGCAATTTCAACGGGTGGATGGAAAACAACGTTCTGTATGTCGGCGATGACGTGTATACATACACCGACCGGGCCGGGATATTCGAGGCGCTCAAATCGATGATCACGGAGCGCGAGCACGCCGTTACGTACAAGGGCATCGACTCGGTGCAGAAAAATATCTGCGGCAACTTCTTTTTCATGGACAACCATCGGAACGGCTTGCACAAAACGCCCGAGGATCGCCGTATCTGTCCGCTGTTCTGCGCGCAACAGACCAAGGAACAGCGTGACGCGGACGGTCTTACGGCGCACTGGTTCGCGACCGTCTACTACCCGTGGCTTGAAGCCGAAGGGTACCGGTACGTCGCGCACTATCTGCATACCGGCGCCATCGATCCCCGGTTCAATCCGGCCGGTGCGTGCGGCGAGGCGCCGGCTACCAGTTCGACGCAGATCGCTATCGAATCGAGCATGACCCTGCTGGAGGAAGACATTACCGAATTGATCGAGACGCGCGCGCCGGGGTTCTGCGGCGGGTTTATCAGCGCGACGATGCTCAAACGCGCATCGGAGAAAAAAGTTTCTCGTTTGAAAGTCAAGGAAGCGTTGGAACGGCTCGGGTATGACAGCGCGGGCCGCACTGGTCGAGACGTTACGCCCGATTCGACACGCAGCATTATCTACGTCAAACGCGGTACGGTGGTGGTCGACCTGGCTGCCGAATATGAAGCAGCACAATTGAAAGGAAGTTTCCCCGGTCGACCCCTAGTCGGTTGGTGAATCGTCAAGGTAACCCGACACGACGTACCGCGCTTTGACAATTATCAATATACGGGTCGGTCACCCCTTCGGTCTGTTCGATAACGCACGTATTGACTCAGTCGCCATGCTTTCGGATTGCAACTTTAGCGCGCGTTCTATTTCCTCGTCACTCGGTCCGGTTTCGCGCAGAATCCCCCACACGGCACCCGGCAATCGGCGTCGCATGTCCGGCGCCCCGAACCTTTGGCGCTTGAGTGTTACCCCCGGCTTGAGATCGGCGACGGCGTACCAATGCGCGCCCCATTGAAAATAAGGGTAGGCGCTTTCAGAATCATCGCTGCGGGAGTACCACACCTGTATCGGAAGGCCGTACGGGCCGCCCGTGTCGACGATCTCCTGGGCGCTAACGGCGTAGCGAGACTCTCGAAATTCTTCCAGCGTGGCAATGTCGTCGGGGTGCAATCGAACCTTGTGCGTCGACCCGTCTTCAAGTACGAGAACGTCCTCGGGCAGAATCGAGGGGCATCGGGCGACGGCCAGGTACAGAACGAGATCGCGGTCTTCGAGCCATCGGTCGACATCCGATTCTATTACCCAGTGCGTGCGCAGAAAGAGCTTTGCCCGTTCGCGTTCCTCGGCTCGACGCAGTTGGTCACGCTGGGTTTCAGCGGCGCGGGCGATCCGGGCTTCCTGTTCGGCGCGGGCTTCGGCGGCGCGTTCGAGGGCCTGTTCGGAGAAGCCTTTGCGTAGCCCCCGCTCGGCTTCCCGCTCGTCTTCGGACAACGGGCGGCGCAGGTCCGACACGGATTCCCCGTTGATGCAGGCGGCGCAACCCCCGGACGTAGTGTAACGGTATGCGAAGTGCCCATTCTTACATGCCTTGCCGGTGAAGTATGTTTTTAGCCCAGCGGACAAAGCTACCGAACGTGAGATGATTTCCATTAGATTTTACCCCGGTTGATTGAGTTCGAGTATCATACCACGGCTAAACGACGGCAGACGGTACGTTTTTTACCCATGTTTCACTTTTTAAAGACGTAAGGGAATCTAATCTAATCCATATATATAATACTAGAATAAGATAATTGATCTAATATCAGCATTAGATATTAGGATTAGATAAGACGATAAAAACACTAAACGGCCTGAAATACCGTGCCGTGTCTGCCGTGTGCCGTCGTTTTAAGTTGTGATACGATGTGGTCATCATGCCCGCCTCTCACGAAATCCTCGATCAAGCCGGAATTGACGGCATTTGCGCGTTAATCCTGGACGGTAATACTCTCGGCCAAATCGCTGCGTGTTTCGGCGTTGCGCGTTCGACGCTCCATTATTGGATCGCGGATCCTGCTCACCCCGAACGTTCCGTGCGCGCGTGCGAAGCCCGAACGATGGCGGCGGCGGCATGGGACGAAAAGAGCGAATTGCTCCTCACGAACGCCAAGGATAACTTCGAGTTGATGAAAGCCAAGGAACTCGCTCACCATTACCGCTGGCGCGCCAAAGCTATCGCCCCGCGTGACTATGGCGACAAACAGGTCGACCAGGACAAGGGTAAAAATACCGTGGAGCACGTAGACGTGCCGACCGTCTCATGTCCAAAAGAATAATTTATACGCCGTTCCACGCCGGCCAAAAGCTCATTAGTGAGAACAGGGCCAAGCGCACCGTGATCCGTTGCGGGCGCCGATTCGGTAAAACCGTTATGCTGGAAAACCTCGGCGCCCGGTGGGCGGCGCGGGATGCGAAACGGGTCGGCTGGTTCTGCCCATCATATAAGTTACTCATTCCGTCGTATAACCGCATCTTGAAGATGGTCCGTCCTCTCGTGGTCAGCGCGTCAAAGATCGACGCTGTGATCGAACTCGAAGGCGGCGGCGGTATTGAATTCTGGACCCTGAACGACCCGGACGCCGGCCGGTCCCGCTTTTATGACGAGGCGGTGATCGACGAGGCCAGTCTCGCACCGGGCCTGCGCGACATATGGGAACTGTCCATATCGCCGACCTTGCTTGATCGAGACGGCAATTGCACGATGGCCGGCACCCCCAAGGGTATCGACCCGGAAAACTTTTTCTACGAGGCATGCACCAACAAGGTTAAGACCGACACGTGGCGCGAGTTATGGAAAGAGTTCCACGCCCCGACGGCGGCGAATCCGATGCTGAAGAAAGAAGCGGTTGACCGGCTGGTCGGTCAGTATGCGCCACTTGCCTATCAGCAAGAGTATCTGGCCGAGTTCGTCGACTGGTCCGGCGTGGCGTTTTTCTCGTCCGATAAGCTCACGGTTGACGGGCAGGGCGTACCGTGGCCGATGCGTTGCGACGCGATATTTGCCGTCATTGATTCGGCGATGAAGGACGGCAGCGAGAATGACGGTACGGCCGTGAAGTGGTTCGCCGTAACGAAGGGCTGGGGAATTCCGCTCGTGGTGCTGGACTGGGAAGTCCTGCAGATCAAGGCGGACATGCTCAGCACGTGGCTGCCGAGCGTAGTGCAGCGCGGCGAGCAACTAGCGGCGATCTGTGAATGCCGGGGCGGATTCGTCGGCGGGTTCATCGAAGACAAGGGGAGCGGTATTGCCCTGAATCAATACGCGCAACGTGTCGGACTACCGTTCCAGTCGATCCAGGGGGACGTGACCAGTATCGGCAAGGATGGTCGTGCGATCATGGCGTCCGGAGCGGTACACCGCGAAGAAGTCAAGTATTCGCAGCACGCGTATGATAAAGTGATGGAATTCAAGGGTCAGACGCGGAACCATTCGATCAGCCAAGTTTGTGGATATCGGCTAGGGGACAAGGACGCAGCGAAACGGGCGGACGACCTTGCGGACTGTTTCACGTATGGCATTATTTTGGGCCTCAATGGGGCGGATGGGTTCTGATCATGAGCAATTCAAGCTTTCCAAACGCACAAAACAATCCCGGCGCCGCCGTGCCGGTCTACGATACGGGATATGCCGCGAAGAACATCACGACCAGCGCCAGCACGCTCGTCAAGACCGGCGTCGGTACGTTCGGCCGGGTGACGGTCAACACGGCCCAGGCCGGCGCCACCGTGACGGCGTATGACGGGATCGACAATACGGGCGTCAAGCTGGCCACGATCAGCGCGGCGGCCCAGGTGTCGCTGGCGTTCGGCGTCGCGCTCGCTACGGGTTTATACGTCGTGACGGCAGGCGCTACGCCGGCAGACATCACGGTGGCGTACCTGTAGCATGAGCCAGGTATTCGTACAGGGGTCCGGCCTGGGCAACGCGCTTCAGCAATTCCTGATGTGTGAGGAGATCATCCCTGGCTCCGACATCAGCTATCAACTGTGCAAGCTGATTTATGAATTTCATCCGCTTGGCCTCAAGATGGCGCAAAAACCCCTACGTGTGGCCATGAGCCAGTCGCGCGAGATTGTCGTCAAGGACGCGCCGGGGGATACCGTCAAAGAGGCGTTCCGGACCGAGTGGGCCGCCCTGGGCGCCGATGATCACATTCTCAATGTCGGCACGCTGGCGCGCATTTACGGTATCGCGTCGTGCGCGTACGGGGCGCCGGACATCCCGACGAATGAGGATATTGACCCGCTGAAGTTTCCCAGCTTGCGGCTCTATTTCAATGACCTGGACCCGCTCAATACGTCCGGATCGCTGGTTCTGAACCAAGACCCGAACTCACCAGACTTCCAGAAACACGCTGCGATCACCGTCGCCGGCCAGCCGTACGCCCGGTCCCGCTCGGTCACGTTGATGAACGAAAAGCCGATCTACATCAGTTACACCTCGTCGGCGTTCGGGTTCTCGGGCCGCTCGGTCTACCAGCGCGCGCTATTCCCCTTGAAATCGTTCGTACAGACGATGGTCACCGACGACATGGTGACAAAGAAAGCGGGCGTCCTTGTAGCCAAGATCAAGCAAGCCGGGTCGATCGTCAACAACATGATGGCCGGCGCATTGGGCATCAAGCGCGACGTGGTCAAGGAATCGGCCACGAACAACGTCATCAACGTCGGCCCGGATGATTCGATCGAGACGTTGGACATGCAAAACGCCGAAAAAGCGAACTATGCGCGCAAGAATATCCTGGAGAACATCGCAGCGGCGGACGACATGCCGGCGCGCATGTTGACCGAAGAAACGCTCGCGGAGGGGTTCGGCGAGGGTAGCGAGGACGCGAAGAAAGAGGCGCAATACATCGACCGTATGCGCAGATGGCTGGCGCCACTTTATTCGTTTTTTGAGCCGATCGTGATGTATCGGGCGTGGAACCCGGAGTTTTACAAGACGATCCAGGCGCAGTATCCGGACATTTACGGCGACGTGGAATATTCGGTGGCATTCACGTCCTGGGTGAACTCGTTCAAGGCGGAATGGCCGAACTTGCTCAAGGAGCCGGACAGTGAACTCTCGAAAAGCGAGAAGGTCAAGCTCGACGGGATCGTGCAAATGTTGCAGACATTGCTCCCAGCGGTCGATCCGGAAAACAAGGCGCGGTTGGTTCAGTGGGCTATCGATAACTGTAACGACATGAAGTTACTGTTCGGCGCGGCGTTGGAATTCGACATGGACGCGTTGATGGCGTATGTACCGCCTGAGCCGGAAGCGCAGGCAGGAGCAGCGAAAGCAGACTCGGAGTTCAACGAATCCGACCACCCCCGCGACGCCGACGGTAAATTCGGCTCGGGCGGGGGCGAGAGTTCAGAGAAAAGCAGCACCGCGCCAGAAGAAAAAAAGCGGGAGGGTAAGCTTTACAAGAACGGGTATAGCGTAAAGAGCGTGTCTCCCGCGCCGCCAGATAACCTAAGCGTCGAAGACCTGCGATGGGTTAACGCTCAAGGACTGAAGCACAAAGATACGGACGTATGGTGGGATTTTCATACCCCCGTTTTAAACGCCGCATACCAGGCAGGGTTAGAGGGGCGCGACTTATCAAAGGCGGCGGTCATAGAGGGAGTACGGTACGGGAAAGCCCCGGAGAGTGGGCTATCTTATAACTTCTCAGAAGAAAGGTCAGAAGGCGGTCTTTCTTTGGCTCAAGAAAAGGGGGGGAAAGAGGTGGGGTCTACCATTTGGTTCGAAGACCGAAAAGCCTATGAGTACCGGGGGCTGGACGTCGGTAAGGGTTCTGACGGGGAACCAGTAATACTGCCTTTGCATGTGGATAACTTCGACAAGGAAGACTTAGCGAGATTGAAAAATAAAAAACCGAAGCCGGAACCGAAGCCGGAACCGAAGCCGGAACCAGTAATACTGCCTTTGCATGTGGATAACTTCGACAAGGAAGACTTAGCGAGATTGAAAAATAAAAAACCGAAGCCGGAACCGAAGCCGGAACCAGTCGCACCGGAGAGCCTAAAAGCGGAAGAGGTATATGCCGTTCTCGCCCGCTTAGAGGATGCGGGGGGAAACGTACGCGAGGCGGCGGAGGCCTTGACTAAAAAACGACCGGACTTAAGGGGCGCGATAGACTCAGCTAAACGTGATTTAGGGTACTGACCGGATGAGTAATTTCTACACCCTAATAAACGAAGCGATAGCCGACATCGAAGCGCACGGCTATGATTCGCAGCAGCGTGTCGACGGGTGGATGCAGCGCATCGAGGCGGCCGCCCGCGCTGCCATGTTGCCCGAATCGTCTGTCCAGAACGCCCTTGCCAACGCGTTAACCGGTATCTGGCGCCGTCAGGTCGAGCGCGGTATCGTGCTCAAGAATCACCCCGGCATCAGCCGTTTCAGCCTGGAGCACATCAAACCGATGCTACGGGCGGACCTTGATCGGCGCATCATGGCGAGCGCGCAACTGATACGATTGAACCGTCAGCAGAGTATCGCCAAGACGTTGCAGCGTTTCAGCGGGTGGGCCACATCGATACCGGCCGGCGGGTCGAACGCCGTCGACAAGCCCGAGGTGAAAGAGGATCTTAAGAAGGCGTTACGTTCCCTGCCGTACGAGGAACGGCGTGTCGCGATCGATCAGGGGCATAAGCTTGTGGCCACGATCAACGATGTGCTGGCCGTCGATGGCGGGGCGATCGCGGCGGAATGGCACAGTAATTTCCGGCAACCCGGATACGACGCGCGGCCCGATCACAAGGAACGGGACGGCGGCGTGTACCTGATACGCGGCAACTGGGCGAGCGCGCAAGGGCTGGTAAAGCCCGGCCCGGCCGGATGGTCGGACGCGATTACGCAGCCGGCGGAGGAACCGTTCTGCCGGTGTCAATATCACTACGTCTACTCGTTGCGTCGCCTGCCCGAGGACATGCTCACGGCGAAGGGGCGGGCGAGTCTGCAGGCAGGAACGGCACGCACTCGCCGGTCAGAACCGTATTCAACGGTTGCCACAGCCAGAAACCCATCAGGATATTAGGCGACGAGCGCACCTGCCCCGCGAGCTCAAGCGCGCGTAGCAGATACGCGTCTTTTTGCGCCGTCGTTACGTGTGAGGCGTACCGGTCTTGAACCCGTACCGCGTGCGCGTTTCGTTCCATCTCGTCGGCTACCTGGTGCAGCGCGGCGGTCAATCGTTCGCCTTCGACGACCTCGCCGGTATGCGTGCGGAATCTCATACTTCATCCGGCACAGTAAGCACGGTCGCCCCGAACCGTTCGGTAAATTCACGCTGTACCGCCTTGGGCGCCCGCTTCAGTTCGGCGGCGTTCTGGTCTTCCAACAGCGCGAAAAGCTCGTCGGCAAGCGCCTTGTGCCCTTGCGCTTCCAGCACACCGGACAGCCGCGCGACGAACGAACCGGCCCGTTCGTTATCGTTCGCGGCAAGTTTTACCTGCTCGCGGAGGACTTCGGTCCAGTGTTTCATGGTTTGATCTCCTGCCCCCGAGGCCCGAGGCGCGGCGTTTGATAGGGTTATTCGCCGCGTGGTGGCGTCTCGAATTTTAGCGACAAAGGGAGTTCTATCGGGTCGGAAAGTACGTACCGCCCGGTTACGCCGCCAATCGTGAAAGGTAGTGTGCAACGCAGAAAGCGGCCGAATTCATCACAAATCGCCAGACGCGACCCGGCGAGGGGGCCGTCAACGCAATAGTGCAGCGAGTACGTCGGCTCGGAGATCGCGTTCGGTTTGACGTGGGAGGGAAACACTGGTGGCTGGTTCGGCTTGAAAACGAAGGGTTTCGGCGGGTTGATCGGTTTGGCCCATACCGGAACTTTCGCCGCGAGCTTTTTCGCGTCCATCGTTTTGAGCCGTTCGAACAAGGCGATCTCGTTTTCATCAAACGGTTCCTCGCGCATTGCGCACTCTTCGGCTTGCTTTGGTCGGGCCATTTTCGTTTCTCCGTTGCGTTGTTGATGTACATACTTTAGTGGAATAATTCCACCGTGTCAAGCGACATTTCGCGTGGTATGATTCCAACACTATGCCCGATCCTACCGAACTAGACATTGCCCGATTGATCGCAGCCGGCGAACTCCCCAGCCCGCAACGAGTGTTCAACATGTCGTTGTTCGCGATCCGGATCACCGGCACCGGCACGGCGTACCGCTCACGCGACAAACAGTTTACGTTCCGGCCGCCCGAGCATTACCTGAACGACGAGTTCCTGGCGCGCTGCAACGGCCTGCCAGTGATCTACGAACACCCCGAAAAAGCCACGCTCGACAGCGAGGAATACGCCGACCGGAACGTCGGAACGATCCTGCTCCCGTACATCCAGGGCGACGAGGTTTGGGGCGTGGCCAAGATATTCGATGACAACGCAATCGAGGAAATGAGCGACCCGGATAAAAAAATGTCCACGTCGCCTACAGTTTGGTTTCGCAATTTGGAAGATAACGTTATAATTGAACTTGACAACGGCTCACCGATACTGATAGAAGGTATCCCTAGTATCCTAGACCACGTGGCCGTTTGCCCGTACGGTGTGTGGGATAAAGGCGGCGAACCGGCTGGTGTACTGAACAATTCACTTGGAGCGACGGACATGACCGAAGATGAAATGAAAGCAAAATGCGATGCGTTCGAAGCCAAGGCCAAGGCCGACGCTGCCGAGTTTGAAAAGAAAATTGCAGACATGCAAGCCAAAATGGACACGATGATGCCTCCTGTTGCGGCTGCAGCGGACGCCGAGGAAGCGGAAAAGAAGGCGAAAGCCGACGCCGAGGAAGCGGAAAAGAAGGCGAAAGCCGACGCCGAGGAAGCGGAAAAGAAGGCGAAAGCCGACGCCGACGTTCGCGCTCTCCGTCAGGAAGTCGCTACGATGCGCGCCGGACTGAACCTGACCGACGCGGATCGCGCCAAGATCGCCGACGCTCAAATGAAGGGCGATTCACTGGCCCGCGCATTCGGCGACAGCGCCCCGGCCCCTACGCTGGGCGAATCCTGCCTCGCGTACCGTCGTCGCCTGGTCGGCAAGTTCAAAGAACATTCTCCCGCCTGGAAGTCGGTCGACATGGCCGCTATCAGCGACGCCGCGCTCGACGTGGTGGAACAACAAGTTTTCGCCGACGCGCAAACCGCGTCCCGCAACCCTGCGACCGTTACGGGTGGCCTGCGCGAGATCAAGCGCACCGGCCCGGGCGGCCATCAGATCAGCGAGTTCGTCGGCTCGATCAGCGAATATACCCGGATGCACAAACCGCCTGTTCGCCAGTTTGGCGCGATGCGCAAGGGCGTCGTCCAGAATTAAACCCACAGATCAACCCTAACGCCGCGAGGCGCTGGAGAACGCAAGATGACCACACCTAATATCGCAATCAACCCGATGCAAACGACCAACGCGGCCGGCCTGTTTGGCGTTACCTCCGATGGCTTTACGCAGGGCGTTGCACACGACGACCCGGCGGTACGGTTCCAACTCGCGGGCGGGTACCTCGCCACGACGGAAACCCTGCCGATGTGGGGCGGCGTGGCAATCAGCGAAACCTTGCCGCTCGTGACCGTCACGGGTAACGCCGGCAACTCGATTACCCGCGCCGCGAACAACGCCGGCATTACGGGTTTCTCGGTATTCAATCAGGCGCACAACGCGATCAACACGCCGCAAAGCCCGGTCCCGCTCTTGTCGGGCAACATGACGGTGAACTTCTACCGCCTGGGCAGCCTGGCGCGTATCCCCCTCGCCGCTGATCCCTCGCTCGTCGCCTCGCTGGCGTCGGGCCTGATCAATCAGCAAGTGAGCTGGGATTTCAACAATCAACGTCTACAGCCCTACGATGCTTCGACCGCGACATATTCGGTTACCTCGATAACGTCCAGCTACTCATCTACCACAGGCCTGTATACGATGGTCGTCGTAATGGCGGTTGCCTCGCTAGTCGGCGCCGTCGGCGATACGATCAATATCAGCGGTGTGACCGGTACGGGCGCCGCGCTGGTCAACGGCAATCAAACCGTCACGGCCTACACCGACAACGAGCATTTCACTTTCCAGATCGCCGCCGCATCGGGCGCTATCGCCACGGGCGCCCTGACTGGGACGATCGTGTTGAACGCCGGCACTGGCGCGCTGGCTTGCAAAATCCTGCAACTTGGCAACGGCAATAGCCGCACCGTCAGCTACAACACGGTGACGCAGCAAGCGACCTGGGTCAACAACGGTTCGTGCATCTTGGTGCAGATTTAACGCGTATCGTCGTGAGACGCCCGCACTTGTCTTAACTTAACGCCGCGATGGCGCTGGAGATCGAAAAATGGCCGCATTAACACCTAGCTTTGTGCGCGTATCGCCGTCCTACGTGATGCCGGAATGGATTTTGCAGTATCAACAGGCCTCTGGCGCGTTTGAATTGCTGGCCGGCGGCGACCCGATGGTGCGCTTGTCGGAAGGCGATCAGTACGTATACGGCAAAACACTGTACCTGAAAACGAAAGTCGCAACGGGCCAAGCCGCGTTCAACATGCTGCCTTCGGTCTCAATGGAAGCTGCGCAGATCAGCACGCCGACGTACCTTATGCGCGCCCGCGCCGAATACGACCACCACGATACGGCCGCCGCAGGAAACTGGGGCTTGCCGATTGATGAAGCGTTCCGCCTGGGCATGCGTCAAGGCATTTTCCAGGGCTTGCGCGACTTCGAGCTGTACGGTGTCAATCCGCAACTCGGAGAGGGCTTGACTAACTCGGCCGGCGCCACGAGCGTATCGCTCCCGCCCGACTCGAATGGCAATACCACACTGGTCACATATGACAACGGCCAGCTCGCAATTTACATGCTCGGCATCGTGCAACAGCTCAAGACGCGCACGAATCAATTCGGCATGGCCTCCCGCGTGGTCATTACCGCGCCTCAGCGCGTGCTGGGTACGATGGACTATCAAAACGTCGTGCAGCTCACGCAGTATCAACGCGAGGGCGCCGGTTCTTCGACCACGCTCAAGATGCTGCAAGACGTGGTCGAGCGCAACGGCGATACGATCGAATGGACGTATGACGACACGCTGATCGGCAAGGGCGCCGGCGGCAACGATCTCGTTATCGTCACCGTGCCAGAGATTAAGAAGCCAATCGGCGGCCAGATCAACACGAACGAATTTGCCGGCCTCGCGCCTGGCCTGAACGCCTGCAACGTGCAATTGTGCGACATGGCCGCGCCGCGTGAGATCCGCACGCCGTTGCCTGGCGGCGCGATCGACATCGTTGCCGAGCTGCGCGCAACACCGGGCTGGACCTTGCGCCCGGAAGCGTTAACGCTGTTCAGTATCCAATACCAGTAACATCGACTCCCCTAGCGGTGGTGCAGGTATCTTGGGGGGCCGGCGCGAGTCGGCCCTCATCGTTTCTAGGGGAAACTAGGGGAATATGATGGCGAAATTGTACGTAATGAATTGCAAGACGCAGGACGAAGTATTCTCGTACCGCGTACCCGAGTCAGGGCAACTGATCAATCAAACGATCCCGCGCGGCGGCCAGATCCAAGCCTACCGGGACGAAACGGAAACCGTACTGCGCATGATTGCCGGGCAGCACAAGGCGTACGGCATGGTTGAAGCATGCGACGTCGACCGGACCAAGCCGTTTATCAATCTGGCGTTTCAGCTCGACAAGCCGTTCACGCCGGACCAGATCATGTACGGCCTGCAGCACAATACTGACGTCTTGACCGACCGGGGCGAGGAACAGCGCACAGCCGCAGCCGTGGCAATCGGTGATATTCTCGACAAGGCAGCCACGACGAACGGCACCGTCCGATCGATGGAATTGCAGATCGAGGACCAGACGCGCAACGGCGACCCGACGATCAACGAGCGTATCGTCGTGGATAAAAGTCCGAACCTGTTCGGGTCGGACCGCAAGGGCAAGAACAAGCGCAAAGGGGTTTAAGCCGTGCCAACACTAACCGGGTTTATCGCGTGGATTCGTGCCGTTATGGGGGTACCCGCCTCATACCTGCCGGATCCCGCGCCGGCCATCACGACGGCGTACAATGTCGCCGTATCGCTGGCGAACCGGCAAGTGTCGTGCATCGACCCGAGCATCTACACGCTCATGGTGTACAACCTGGGCGGCGATAATCTGGTCAATTACGCGCCGGATATCTACGCAGCGATCACCGGCATCACATGGACGACGGGTACCGCGACGGCCACAACGGCGGCAGCGCATGGGTTCAGTACGGGCGACGTTGTGCTCATCTACGGGAACGCGCCGCTGGGATACAACAGTCAACCAGGCCCGGCTCAAACCTCGCTCGGCACGCCGATCGTTGTCACGGGCGCGTCAACGTTTACCTACGCCGTGTCGGCGAACCCTGGCACGTTCTCGCAGGGCGGCACGGCGTCGGAAACGTTTTTTGCTACGTTGCGCAAGCAGTACAACATCGGCGGGTTCGTGGCCGGCGTGATCAGCGCCAGCAACGACGAGTCGACCGGTGAATCGATCCTGAATCCCGAGTTTATGAAGACACTGACGCTGGGGAACCTGCAGAATCTTAAAACGCCATGGGGCCGGCAATACCTCGCGTTCGCGCAGGATTTTGGTTCCGTGTGGGGCATATCGTGAACGAGCGCAAGGTCATCAACGGCCATGTGGCCGTGGTCGCAATATGCCGGGCGCTCGACGTAGACCCTTCGGCCGTCAGCGAAATCGTCATAACGGTAAAGCGGAATATGGTGGAAGCCGAGATACGGCGGTTCGTGTTTACCGACGAAGCCGAGAAACTGGCGGCGGCGCTAAAGGTGAAATCTTGATATTGCACCTCGGCGTAGTCGAAATCCCGTATGCCGCCGAGGGCGGCACGAGCACGGGCGATGTGGCGGAAATCCTCGAAGAACGGTACTCGGTCATGGGCAACTTTGCCGACTTGCACCACGACGAAATTCAGGAACTGGTCGAAATTGCGTTTTCCGAGGCAATCGAGAACGTCCTAGCGGGCCAGCCCGCGCAGATCGCCAAGCCCATGAACCAGGCCGCCGACGACATCAAAAACTTGTTCACGACATATCTTAACGACGAGGAAATCGCCGGGACCGGGCAAGAGGGCGTACCGACGCAGGCGGCAAAGGACGGCGTGCGCTCCTCCCTGAAAAACAAGAAAGAGATCAAAAAGATCAAAGATTACAAGAGCCGGGTACGCGGCGTGCGTCGTCCGTCGTTCATCGACACGGGCCTGTACCGTAACGCGTTCATTGCTTGGGCCGACTGATGAACCCGCTCAACGCCGCGCAGATCGCCGGCACCGAAACGATTTCCCAAAACCAGACGGTCGAGTTCTTGGAATACTCGCGCCAGGTGCTACCGTTGGACGGCTACATTTTCTGGCTGAAGACCGGCCGGTCGCTGGTCGCTTCGGGTTCGTTACATGTGGCCAAGACGCTTGAACAACGGGAAGACGAAACGCTCGGCATCAGCCGCGTTGTATTTACCGCCGAACAGCAGATTCAGGATTTTGACGCGCTGCAACCCGGCACGATGTATATCGGCTCAATCGGCGAAATCCGGTTCGCGTTTTCCAGCAGCAAGAATTTCTACCAGCAGGCCGGACAGTATCACTACATGGGTGAGGCGGTCTACCCAGCAATGGCCACGCAGATTGTGGACGACCCGACGACGCTCGATCTGTCCGACGTCATCGTGTCGAACAGCCTACCCCTGTGGTTATCCTTGTCGAGCGCGACCGTGTTCGGCCAAACCGCCCCGACCTTTCCGATATACCCGTCGTTCCTCATACCACAAGACGCCGTTCCGCCGTACGTCGGAGTGCATATCGGAGACACGGATACCGAGGCGATCCAGTCGGCGCCGTCATTTGACTATGAGGATTCGCACTTCCAACTCTGTAAAGACCGGGTGAAGATCACGCTTTACGGCTTGCGAAACGATGCGGTGCTTGATTTTCAGGATTTTGTATTCCAGTATACGTTAGATACTGGTAATATGGGAATTATGAATATGCCCGTAGTCCGCGATGAAAAACGGACGCAGCGCGAAATGGGCATTATCGCGCAAAAGAAGAGTTTCGTATTTGATGTGAATTATTATCAATCTCGGGTTCGGGAAATCGGGCGCCAGTTGATATTAGAATCGATCCAGACGTATCTGCCGAACACTTTGTAGAACCCTTAACGCCGCGAGGCGCTGGAGTTAAAAATGCCGCAAAACCCACTCGCTGCAACGATCGCGACGAATCCGTCGAATCAACAAGCCCCCGCAAAACTCAATTCCGTTGGCGAGCTGCTGGTCAACAGCCTGCCCGCGCTTACCGCGCTGGACATCACGGCCGCCACCGTCGTCAAGGCATCGCCGGGCCGCGTAGGAACGTGCTCGGTGATAGTAGGCGGCACGGGCGTCGGCAGCATCAACGACTGTTTGACCACGGCGCAAGTCAACGTAACGAATCAGATCGCGGTCATCCCGGTTTTGACTACCGCTCAAATCGGCGTGTTCAAGATCGACATGAATGGCTTGACGGGCATCGTGGTCGCGCCCGGCACCGGCCAAACCGTTGCAATCAGCTACGAATAAGGCGGCGACATGGCCATCGTAACCGTAAATGTATCGCAGCAGGTCGGCAGTGCGCCGAACATGTTGCAGCGTACTGGCGCGCTAGTCTCTACCGGCGGCACCACTCTCGCGCAGTACGGCACTCTGCTGTTGACGCAACTCTCCGACCTGACCAGTTCACTGGCCGGGGCGGTTACGATATCCTCAGCGGCGGAAGTCAGCACAACCGTCACCGTCACCACGGCGACGAACCACGGGTATACGACCGGGGACTTGGTGACGATTGCCGGGTTCACGACGCTGGGCTATAACGGCACCTGGGCGATTACCGTTACCGGCGCGACTACGTTCACCTTCGCCACCGCGTCGGGCCTGACCACGCCTGCGGTCGGTAGTGGCGTGGTCACCGATCAAGACGTGTCGGAATTGGTCGCGATGGCGACGACGTTTTTTGCGCAAGGGTCGAGCGTTGCGGTGTACGTTCTCGAACTCGGCCACGGTACGGCTGACGTGAATGTCGCGGCGCTGTCCACATACCTGACGGCGAATCCTCTCAAGTTTTACCGCTATCTGGTGCCGCGCGGTTTTGACGCCGATGCGAACTTCGTCACGCTGGTCAACTCCTACACATCGGCGACCGCAAAAGTATATTTCCATGTTACGGCGACGCTCTCGACGTATTCGAGCTTCACGACAGTGAACGGTAAGGCCGTTGTTATGTCGATCGAGGCCGCGTCGATCCCCGCGACGGAGTTCACTGCCGCCGCGTTGATGTGGGCCGCTTTGAGCTACCAGCCGAGTTCGACTAATCAGGTTACGCCGTACTGCTACAGTTACCTGTTCGGCGTCACGACGTACCCGGCGACGACCACTCAAGCCGTGACATTCAAGGCCGCAAACCTGAATTATGTGACGACCGGCGCCGAGGGCGGCATCAGCGATTTGATGCTGGTCAACGGCACGCAAGCCGACGGCAACCCGCTCAATTATTGGTATTCGGTCGACTGGATGCAAATCCAGGTAGACCAGGCGATCAGCGCCGCGATCATCAACGGCAGCAACAATCCGCTCGCCCCGCTCTACTACAATCAGCAAGGCGTCAATGTCTTGCAGATCGTTTCACAATCGGTCGCGCAGCAAGCGGTTGCCAACGGCTTGGCGGTCGGTCCGGTGACGGGTTACAGTCTGACCTCGGCGGCGTTCACCGCACTACTGCAAAGCGGCAATGCGCCGTTGGGCGTGCTGGTCAACGCCGTGCCGTTCGCCTCGTTCGTATCGCTCAATCCGAGCGACTACCCGATCGGTCTGTATTCGGGCCTGTCGGTCAGTTACACGCCGGCGCGTGGATTCCAAAATATCGTGTTTAACGTCAACGTGTCGAACTTCATCCCATAAGGCGCTGAACCATGTCCTCTAATCCGATGATCCCGCAAGGCACGCTCAACCGGCTACGGGGAAGCGTCAATTTCGTCAGCAACTCGCAACTCAACGTGACCGCGCCGTACCTCGGGAAAGCAGGCATTTCGCTTGCGCTCGAAGGCGAAAGCACCTTGATGATCCCCACCATGTCCGGCACGGTCACATCGCCAGAGCCGTACATGATGGCGTCGTGCGTGATCAACCTGCTGAAGACGCAGAACCTCGCCGCCGTGTTCAAGGCGCAAATGGAGAACACTACTCTGGTCGGCGACTTCGTGGTCACGCCTGACACTCCCACGCTGCCGACGTACTACATCAATAACGCGGCGATCGAGTCGATTAAGGAAATGCCGATTAACGGGGAAGACGCCGGGTTCGTCATCACATTGAAGGGCTACTACATCGTCAACAACGCGCTCTGGAACATTTAATGCGCATCGACAAGTCGCTCAATCTGGTAGTGCCGGTCGAAACTGAAGCCGGCACGCTCTACGTGCATTCCACGCCCATCCGCGTGGAAACGTTTAAACGCCATTTTCTCATACTCTCGAAGACGCTCAGTGCGATGTACGAAGAGGGCATAGGCCGTAGCCTCGGCCCCCGCGTGGCAAGTTTGATGCTGCAAAAAATCGCCGCAGAGACCGGCGTATGGGATGGAGACGCGGGCGTCGAGAACAGCCTGTTCGCCGAAATTCGCCGCCTGTCGAACGTCATCGTGCCGACCGCGTCCGGGTGGCAAAGTTTGCCCCTGGCGGACGCCGCGAAGCAAGGGCACCTGACGGCCTTGGAGATCGAGGAGGCGGAGGGGTTCATCGTTTTTTTTACATGCATCTATCATCTACACAAGCGCAAGGACTTGCACTCGTTCATGGCGCCGATGAGTACGCTGTGGGATACGGAGAGTACCTTGTTAAGTTCTACGGAATACCGCGATTCATTGCCGATCTTGACCGAGACCGAGACTTTTGTGCAGACCGTACCACAGTCGTCAGTGCCGGGCTAGACTGGATTGCGAACGAAGGTTTCAGGGAATTTTTCGGGGAGCAGGATTACGACTTCCCGTATAGCTCGGCGCACGAGTTCCGTCAACGGCATTTACTGCACGCGCTAGAGCGAAAAGGGGTTTTCTGAAATGGTTAATAAAAGCGTCATTGAGATTGATGTACGCGACGAGGCCTTTAAAGAATTCGCCGCCTTGTTCGGCAAATACCGCACCGATCTAGCCGCGCTTCCCGGCGCGTGGGACAAGCTCGATAAAGCCATCAAGTCCACAAAAAACCCAATCACCCAACTTAGCGCCATTGGTAAAACGATGAGCGAAGAGTTCAAAAAAGCCGCTACGTTTCAGGACAAACTCCGCGTGGCCACGCTCGGCGCGGGCAAAGCGTTCGGCGCCATCGCCAAGAGTGCCGGGTCTGCGGCCAAGTCGATTAAAGGCATCACATTAAACCTGTTCAAATGGGCGAGTTTGTCCAGTTTCTTTACCGGGATATTGGGCGGCGCGGGCCTATTCGGGCTGGATCGGCTCGGCAAAGCGCAAGGCGATCAGCGGCGCGAGGCGCAAGGGTTGGGCGTGACCACCGGGGAGCTATCCGCGTCCAAAATCAGCTTCGGGCGGGCCTTCGACGTAGAGAGTACGCTGGCGAGAGTGGCCGCAGCAAAAAACGACCCGACGCAGTGGGGCACTCTCGGAGCGCTCGGCCAGCGCCCGCAAGATTTTCAGGGCAAGAGTAGCGCCGACCTGCAAGAAAAGTTACTGCTGTCGGTAAAGGACTTAGTGGACCGGGGCGGCGTCAATTACCAGCAAGTCGCCAAGGCGCGCGGAGCCGACCAGTTTTTCAGTGCCGAGGACTTGACCCGCATCAAGTCCATGAAGCGCGAGGAGGTCGAGCAACTTGTCGCGAGTTATCACGCGCGTAAGGCACTGCTTGACCAGGACGAAGCGAGCCTGCGCAAATGGCAAGCGTTCACCGAGTCGCTGTCGCTCGCGGGGCAGCGCATCGAGAATGTGTTAGGCGACAAGCTGGTGCGCCTGGCCGAGCCGATCGGTAGATTGTCCGCCGCGTTCACTGACGCTGTGGCCAAGCTGCTCGATACCGGCAAGATAGATAAATGGATCAACCTGCTGGCCGACGACATTAAACGGTTCGCCGACTGGCTGGGGGGAGACGAAGCTGACGCCGCCATGCGGAAATTCCTCGACGCACTAGACGACATCGGCGGCGCCCTGTATGCGTTCGGCGGCGCTATCGGTAAAATCCTGCACCTGCTCCCCGGCGTCGGAGAGAAGACGCTGAAATACACGCAGCAAAAGCAACTCGACAGCCTGGAGGAATTGGCGCCGGACCTTGAAAAGAAACTGCGGGTCCAGCTCGAAAACCCGTCATTTGCGCATAATGAAAAACTGAACAAGGAGATTGCCGAGGAACTGGCGAAGGCCAGCGCGGGTCCGGACGCCGAAAGAGTGAACGCGATCGTACAGGCGCTTAGGGGCGGGGCGGCTACCGCCGCCGTGCGAACCGACCACGGAGAGGCATTTGTCCGGGAACTGCGGGGGAAGAACCCGGCAACGAACCGGTTCTCCGATCTGGAAAAGCAGAACAGCTTGCCTCCGAACCTGCTGGAGAGCGTCGAAAAGCAGGAATCGAATAGTGGGAAAAACAAGAACGACAGTTCCGTAGGGGCGCAGGGTCCGTTCCAGTTCATGCCGGCTACGTGGAGCCAGTACGGGCGCGGTGGCGACGTACACGACGAATCCCGCGCGGCTGAAGCGGCGGCAAAACTGTACGCCTACCTGTTAAAGAAGTACAAGGGGGATGTGGCTAAGTCTCTCGCGGCCTACAACTGGGGCGAGGGGAACGTCGATAATTATGGCCTGAAAAACGCGCCAAGGGAAACCCGCGAATACGTAGCTAAGATAATGGCCGACATGCAACGGCGGAACGGAGCCGATCAACCCGCACAGGTTACGTCAGTCGCGCAGGCCGCGCCGAGCGTAGGGCGTGCCGCGCCGCCGCAAAACGTCAACATCAGCGTGACGGTTCCGGCCGGCGCGGATGTGCACCAAACGATTAACGGGATGGCGCCGGGATGAGCTTCGGGCGCACAGCTTTTCAGGTCGGGTTTGAAGTATCCCCGATCCTGCTCGTACAAGGCCTTGCCGCGAGCATGCCGGGCAATATGTTGCCGATCCTCGCGATTACGCAGGCGGCGAGTTTCGTCAATGGCCTGTTGTCCGGGGCCGTCAGTCTGAACCCGGACACCTATTTCGCTCGGTTTCAGCCGATGGCGGGCGGGACATTGATCTCAAACCAGATCGGACAGTACCCGTTCGCTAACCAGACCGTCGCGGCCAACGCGATCATTTCCCAGCCCTTGAATATCAGCGTGGAAATGATTTGCCCGGCACGTCAAGCCGGCGACATGATCGTGCGCCTGGCGACCTTGAGTGCGCTCAAGCTGGCGCTGGATAACCACATCGCGCAAGGCGGATACTTCACATATGCCACGCCCGCGTTCATCTACACGAATTTAATCTTGATCGGGCTTCGCGACATTACGCCGGGCGACAGCAAACAAAAACAGACCGTGTGGCAGTGGGACTTCCAGCGCCCGCTTATCACTCAAGATACCGCCGCGACCGCTACGAACTCGCTCATGTCAAAGCTGAACAGTTTTCTACCGCCGGGCACGCCGGCCGGTATCACGCCATCGTGGAGTGGGATACAATCGGCGGTAGGCAGTTCGGTGTCCAACGCGCTCGGCGCGGTCGTGCCGTCCGCAAGCAATTTGGTCGGTTCGGTCACCGGCTTGAGCAACACTCCCGCAGATTTCGCTGAAGGCCCGTAAAATGAAAAAACTTGCATACCTGCTCGCTCTGGGGTCCGGCCTGGCCTTCGCCGCCGGTTCGACGGTCGACCCGACGATCCCCTCCGCGAGTTCGCCGCTAGAGTCCGCGCCGGTTCGGGGGAACTTCGCCGCCGCCGCCAATGATATCAACGCGCTGATACAGATCAACGCCGGCACGACTGCCCCGGCGACACCGTTGCTTGGCCAGCAGTGGCTAAACACTACATCGACCCCCTACGTGTGGAACGTGTTCGACGGCGCCGTGTGGGACACGATCGGATCGTTGAACGCGAGCACGAATACATTTCAAGCCGGGTCGGTGCCGTGGTCCGGCGTCACGGGCACGCCGACGACGCTTTCCGGGTACGGGATTACGAACGGGGTATCCAGCGTCGGTGTGACAATGCCGTCCGCGTTTTCGTGTACCGGCAGCCCGGTCACGTCGAGCGGCACGGTCGCCTGTGCGTTCGCGGCGCAATCGCAAGCATACTTCCTGGCCTCGCCGGCCGGCTCTACGGGCGCCCCGTTGATGCGTCAAATTGTCGCCACGGATGTGCCGACGCTGAACCAGTCCACGACGGGTAACGCGGCCACTGTGACCACGAATGCGAACTTGACCGGGGACGTTACGAGCGTCGGGAACGCGACAACGCTCACGCCAACGGGCGTGACGGCGGGGACGTACGCGCAGATGACCGTCGACGCAAACGGGCGGGCTACGGCGGGCGTCACGATAAATACGGTGCCGTTCGGCGGTACCGGCGTGGCGAGCATATCCGGGATCGTGAAAGGCGCCGGCACAGGCCCCTTTGTGACCGCGACGCCGGGAACGGACTATATCGCTCCCGGCGGCGCCTTCGGCACGCCTTCATCCTTGACTTGCACAAACTGCAGCGGAACGGCAGCGGGGTTAAGCATCGGCGGCACAGTCAACGGCAACACGCTAACCGCCGGCAGCAGTACGTACACTGGAACTGCCGGAAAGACCTACACCTTCCCGGCTACGACCGACACCGTTGCCGGGATCGGAACCGCACAAACTTGGACGGCCGCACAAACTTTTACGAATTCGGATTTAAAGCTACTTGGCTCTTCTACGGGCGTAACCACATTCACCAGCGCGAACTCTGGTGCAAGCAACTACACTGTGACCGTGCCGGCCGGAAGCATTACGGTTGCACGAACCGATGCGGCACAGACATTTACCGGCGAGCAGACATTTAATGGCCCGTCAGGTTCTCCGGCCATGTTGGTACAAGGCGCAGGTACTGCTGGTTCGAATTATGGATTGAGAGTTCAGGCTGGTCTGAACGCGTCAGATTATTCATTCTATGTGGTTGATAATACAAGTACCTATGGATTATTCGAAGTTCTGGGAACTGGCGCTGTAAAAGTAAATAGCGGAGCACAATCACCGACCACTGCTTTGATAGTGACAGGTGCTACAACCATTTCTACCACATTAGGTGTTTCAGGTGTAGCATCATTCTCGGGAGCATTAACTGCAGGTTCATCAGCAAATACTTCAATTGGATATTCAGGATTTGCTAATCCAACTGCTGGCACTTCAGCAGGTACTTCTATCGCATTGAATGGATACCAAGCATCGGCAAATAATTACGGTATTGGTATTAGCGCCGCAGCGTTGAACGCATCAGGCAAATACGATATATGGTATCAGACAGGAGCCACGAATGGCGGTGGACACGCATTCTTTAGTGGTACTACTCAGACTGGCTATTTG